AGAAAACGGTATTCTTATTGAAGTAGAGTTAGCTATATCACCCTTCAACCAAGCACAATTTCTAAACGTGTTCTTTAGCAGTCAAACAAATACTGCATCTGTGCAATAACCCTTAAAAACCGGTGTTTTCAGGTATGATAAATACTTAAAAGAGAACACTACCCATGGCTACAAGTTCAAGACAATCAGCATTATTCGGCATTAATGACTGGAAAGCGATTTATCAGACTTTCCGTGAAGCCGATTTTAGAAGCTACGATTATGAAACCCTACGTAAAAGTTTCATAGATTACCTTCGTGTATATTACCCGGAAACTTTCAACGACTTCACAGAGTCTAGCGAATTTATTGCTTTACTTGATGTTATTGCATTCATGGGTCAAGGACTTGCATTCAGAAACGACCTAAACACACGTGAAAACTTCATTGATACCGCAGAACGCCGCGACTCCGTAGTCAAGTTAGCTAACTTAGTTTCTTATACTCCCAAACGAAATCTAGCGGCTCAGGGTTACTTGAAAGTAGTAAGCTTAAGTACAACTCAAAACGTAATTGATGTTAACGGTTTGAACTTGAGCAACATCACTGTTCTTTGGAATGACCCTGCAAACCCTAATTGGTTAGAACAATTCAACACTATTATCAATGCAGCATTGATTGACTCTCAACGTATTGGTCGCCCAGGAAATTCTGCACAAATTTTAGGTGTTAAGACCGACGAATATGCACTTAGCATACCACAAAACAGTTTACCTATCATACCATTAACCTCGTCAGTTGACGGTATCAATATGAATTTTGAACTTTGTAGCGTAACAAGTGTTGATGAGGATTATGTTTATGAGATTCCTCCTGCTCCTAGCGGCAAGTTTAACATGTTATATCGTAACGACAAATTAGGTTACGGTAGCCCAAACACAGGTTTTTTCTTCTACTTTAAGCAAGGTTCATTGCAGAACTTTGACTTTAACCTACAACAGCAAATCAGCAATCAAGTTGTAGACATTGACATTCAGGGTATCAACAACACTGATACTTGGTTATATCAATTAAGTGCTTCAAATGGTACTCCGGGTCTATGGAAACAAGTGGAAAATATTTACGCAGATGCTTATCTGCAAACTGAATCAAGCACACGTAGAATTTTTAGCGTATCTTCTAGATTCAACGACCAAGTATCATACGTATTTGGTGACGGTGTGTTTAGTGAAATTCCAGTAGGAACATTCAGAGCTTATGTTCGTGCCGGTAATGCACTAACATACACAATTGAACCCTCAGAAATGCAGGGCATTACAGTTGCATTCTCATACGTTAACCGAGTAGGTAGAATAGAGACATTGACTGTTGGATTAGCATTACAAGTTCCTGTGTCAAATGCACAAGCACGTGAAAGTTTAGCACAAATTAAACAACGTGCTCCTACAAGATATTACACACAGAATCGTATGGTTAACGGTGAAGATTATAACAACTTCCCATATACATTGTACAGTTCTATTATCAAGTCAAAAGCAATTAACCGTAGTAGTGTCGGTGTATCTAAAAACTTAGATATGTTAGATCCTACTGGAAAATATTCTAGTACAAATAGTTTTGCTAGTGACGGTGCATTATATCAAGATACTGTAAATGGCTTCTTAGCATTAACTATTACTACAACTGGTAGTATTATAACGTTCCTTACAGATTCGTTATCTGCGGTATTGGCAGCTAACAAAGCAAAACAATATTACACTCAGTATTATTCACGTTATCCAGTAAACAGTAGTTCAGGTGATGGTACAGTATATTGGAAGACAATGACAGTTGATGCAAATAGCGAAACTGGTTATTTCTATAATCTTGACAATTCAAGACAAGTACCTATACCAGTTGGAACATACTCAACTAATAACGTAAAGTATATCACTAAGGGTGCATTGATTCAATTCTCTGCACCAACTGGATATTATTTTGATGCTAACAATAGATTGGTAGCAGGTGTTCCAGGCCCATCTGATCCTACTGTATTATGGACTACTGTACTTAATGTAATAGGTGATGGATATAATAACGGCGAAGGTGGATTCAGTAATGGTACTGGTCCTATCGTATTGAATGGTTATGTACCTGCAGGCGCAATATTAACTACTATATTACCTACATTTGACAATACATTGTCAGCAGAGATAATACAGGAATGTATTATTAGAATGGAACTACAACAAGATTTTTCTTTAGTGTTCAATAATTCATTGACTGTTAATCAAGAGCGTTGGTCTATCAGACCTTATAATGACGCAAATTGGTTCGTTAATTTCCAAAGTCAATCTGCAAACAAATATATCATTACATACCGCTCATTAGCATACTATTTCGGAAGTGTAGCAGACACTAGATTTACATTTGATGGTAACAAGTTAGTATACGATCCATTTACTGGTAAAATTTTACAAGACTTTGTAAATGTTTTGAGCAGTAATACACAACCCGGATCCAATTATCCATTAAACAAAGATGTTAAGGTAAGTGTAATCGGTCAAACAGTTGAATCAGATGGTTATATCAATGACTTTGAAGTTGAAGTGGCAAGTATTGATGTTAATGATAGAACTATTATCAATAACCCTGACTTCTTTACGCAAGTTACTGGTTATGTAACCGGGAATACAAACATCGGTATATATGTTTTCTTTGAATTAATTGAAAACGATGTGACCTTGAACACATACCAAATTGTTCCTAGCACATCGGTAGTATATCAATATGCTACCAAGACACAAATTGAAGTTGCAAAATATGAGTATCCAGAGGGACAGTTGTTCTATGCATACTCTGATAATATCTTCTATATCACAAAGCAAGATGATGCTATTACAACACCATTTTACTTATTGATTGAACAGCCTCAGTATTCTGTCAAGCCTGGCAGACAAGGTCTATCATATCAGTACCGTCATAACAGCAACAATACTACACGTATTGATCCGGCAACTACAAACATTATTGATTTGTATGTAGTTACACAAGCATACTATACTCAGTATCAGAATTGGATTCAAGATACTACAAACACAGTGCCTATGCCAGACAAGCCAACCATCAATGAGTTGAGTCAGGAATACAGCAAAGTACAAGACTATAAAATGTTAAGTGACAGCGTAGTATTGAACAGTGTCGTATTCAAACCATTATTTGGTCCTAAAGCAGCACCTGCATTAAGAGCCACGATTAAAGTAATTAAGGCTTCTAATACCAACGCAAGCGATAGCGAAATTCGTAGCGCCACATTGACCACTATGAATAATTATTTCAATATCAACAGTTGGGGATTTGGTGATACATTCTATTTCTCAGAATTAAGTGCATATATTCATGCAGAGATAGGAGAACTTGTTAGCTCAGTGGTGTTAGTGCCTAATGACCCCACAATGCATTTTGGAGATTTATATGAAATTAAATGTGCGCCATACGAAATATTTGTGAACGCAGCGACTGCTAGCGATGTAGTAGTAATTTCCGCTCTAACTTCAGCCGAATTACAAATAAGATAAGTAATATAGTAATTGAGATAAACAATGGCAACAACACGCATTAGAACATTAAACTTTTTACCAGACATTTTCAAAACCCCAACTAACGCTCAGTTTTTACGAGCAACGTTGGATCAGATTGTAGATCAACCTAATACACAACGTATTGAGGGTTATATAGGTAGTAAGTTTGGTTACGGTATTAATCCTAAAGATTACTATGTCACTGAACCAACTAAAACTAGAACAGATTATCAACTAGAGCCCGGTGTTGTTTTCACAAAAGAAAATGATACTACTGCACAAGATTTCATTTCTTATCCTGGTATTATTGACGCACTTAAATTAGAAGGTGCGTTGACTGACAACAACAATCGTTTGTTCTCTGAGCAGTTCTATTCATGGGATTCATTTACTAATTTAGATAAGATTATCAACTTCAACCAATACTATTGGTTACCTAACGGTCCTGAACAAGTTATCGTTTCAGCAGATACCGTTTTTATTTCAACTGATTACATCGTTAATGATGCTATCACTGGTTATAGCATTTCAACTGCAAACTCCGGTGCAGGATCTATCAATCCAACATTAACACTATTACGTGGTGGTACATATACATTTGCCGTAAATCAAACATCACAGTTCTGGATTCAAGGCGAGCCTGGATTAACTGGATATAGTGTAGCACAGCCCAACATACAAACTAGAGATGTATTGGGTGTAACTAATAACGGCACGACTAGTGGTATTGTTACATTTACAGTTCCTAGCAAAAATGCACAGGATGAGTACAACTTCCCGGGTAATAATCAAATCGGTGTAGTAAGCACATTACCTTTTGTTCAAGTTAACGGTGCAAGAGTTAATGATATCGGCGGCATAGACGGAATCACTTCTTTAGAAGGATTGACCGTCATGTTCTACAACACGGGTGTAGTAAATGAAAGCGGATTCATTTCTAATTTCTTTGACGTTACCCCATACGACACTAACAACAATTTGGTTCCTGCTGCATCTGTAGCAGTTACTGCAACTAGTTCTTCTGGAAACTTGATAACATGTGACACTACTGCTGACATGACAGTAGGATCAACTATCACTTTCACTGGATTACCATTTGGTGGTTTAGCAAGTTATAGCGAAACATTACCTAACACCCTTTACTATGTAGAATCTATAGTAAGCAACACCCAGTTCACTGTCTCTTTGTCTATCGGTGGCCCTGCAGTAACATTAACATCTGCTACAGGTACAATGACTGGTAATATCAATCAAGGTCTTTACGAAGAAGGTTTCTACACACCAGTAAACAATACGTTCTACACTATTACTTACGTAGGAGATTTGTCTAATCCAATCATTAGATTAGTACCGGCAGGCCCTATTCCAGTAGAACAGAAGATTATTCCTCAGTACGGAACGGAATGGATCAACAGAACATTCTACAAAGACATTAACGGAAACATTTCTCTAGTTCCATATCTAAGTTCATTACTAGATACTTTATATTATCAAGATGGCACTACTGCAAGTAAAGTGGGTGTTATCAAGTTGATTGATAGTAACGTAACTAATAGAATTGATGTTGATGCTGACATTGTAGGCAAACCTACTTATACAGCTTCTAATGGCGTGGTATTTACTAACGGTCTTAAAGTAGTATTCCAAGGAGACATTTATCCTGCTTCTTACAAGACAGGTCAATATTATGTTGAAGGCGTGGGTACTGCTATCCAGCTTATCCCTGTGGGTGACTTAATAGCTCCAGAATCATTTACTGTAAGCACATATATTCCATATGATACTACTCCATATGACATTAGCAACTACGACAGCGACTTATACATCCCCGTAGTTCCAGATTATATTACTATTGCTAGAAACAGTATCAACAAAAACGCATGGTCTAGAAGTAATCGCTGGTTCCATATTGATGTTATCAATGCTTCTGCAACATACAACAACAATCCAAATTTAGTAACAGTTTATGCTACTAATGAGAACAAAGCTAAACGTCCTATTATTGAATTCTATCCTAACTTAGCATTGTTTAACTCTGGTGCTATCGGTAAAGCTCCTGTTGATTTTATTGACATGAGAGCCACTGATGCATTTACACAAGTGGCCGGTCAAGAAAACTACTATCCTGATGTAGCTGCATATACTACTCCAAGCGCATCTTTTACTGGAACTTTATTACAAGCAGGTCAGTTTGTAGTCGGTCAACAATATAAAATTGAATCCGTTGGAACCACGAACTTTATGGCCATTGGTGCTGCATCCAATACAGTTGGTGTAACATTCACTGCATCTGGTGTAGGGTCTGGTACTGGAACAGCATCTCGCTATATTACACAAACTATTAGTGCTACTAGCGGATACCCTGCAAATACGTTGACATGCTCATCTACTAGCAGCTTCAACGTTAATGACAAAATTGTATTCACTGGTACAGTGTTTGGTGGCATAACATCAGGCGCAGTATACTATATTAAAGATATTTTAAGTTCTACTTCTTTCACCATCTCGTTAGCACAAGACGGTGACATATTCCCAGTCAGCACTGCAACCGGTAGCATGACCGCTACAGTAACTACATTGACAGCTACTATAACAGTTGCTAATACGAACCTTTTTGGTAGTATACAAGTAGGTCAATACATAGCAGATTCAACTAACTTGTTGCCTACAAACTCATTGATTTCTGAGATTGACCAAACTAACACTACAACTACTATTACTATTGTTTGGTCCAATGACACCTTGTTTAGGTCTACTACAGTTGCATCATTGATAACCACTGATACGACAGTTGATAACTATGCATTGTTTGAAGGTAGCCGTGTTATATTTGCAGTTGATGAAGATCCTGAAGTAAGAAACAAAATTTATGTTGCACACTTCTCAACAGTCAACTCTAGCTCAACACCAGTACTAACACTAACTGTAGCATCAGATGGTTTAGTATTGCCTAACGAACAAACAGTTGCATTCAGAGGATATAACAATTCAGGTAAAGATTTTTACTACAACGGCATTGAGTGGATTAGCTCTCAACAAAAAGTAAACGCAAATCAACCTCCGTTGTTTGATGTTTACGACAGTAACGGCATCAGCTTTGGTGATCGTTCAGTATACGTGGGTAGCTCATTTGCAGGTACAAAATTATTTGCGTATGGCGTAGCATCTGCAGGATTAGATGACACTGTGTTGGGCTTCCCTATTCGTTATAGTTCTGTTGACAACGTAGGTGATATCAGCTTTGACGTATCATTTAACTCTGATACTTTTGACTATGTTAGCGGAACAACTCCTATAACACAAAATGTAAACACAGGTTATGTATATAACTATACTGCTATTGATACGTTTGAAAGACAGTTGGGTTGGCAGACTGCGGTTGCACCTAGCGTACAATATCAAGTATTCCAATATACATATGGTCCTACAACTATAAACACATTCTTCTTAGATGTCGCTGTCTTACCAGAATCTGAATCAGCATGGCCTGTATTACAAGTTTATGCAAACAATATTCTATTAGATTCTACTGCATACTCATATACCACTACTGCTGACACTACTACTATTGTAATGAATACTACACCACTTGAAGATCAATTTATTCAAGTGTTGCTATTGAGTAATCAAGTAAGCAAAACTGCATACTATACAATACCAATTAACTTAAACAACAACCCGTTGAACCAAGATTTGACCGTAGCGAACATCGGTGACATTCGCGGTCAGTATCAAAGTATCTTCTATAACAACCCAAATACAACAGGTGAAGTATTTGGTGCTAACAACTACAGAGACTTGGGTAACGTTGTACCTTGGGGTAACAAGATCATTCAAAACAGTGCAGCAATGGTATTGCCTGGTGTCTTCTTACGCAAACAAAACCACAACTTGTTCAATGCGTTGATGTACAACAGCAGACAGTATATCGCTTTCAAGACATTATTGATAGACACTGTTAACAAGACTGCATATTCCAGACTACAGACTCCTGCAGAAATGTTGGATAATGCATTAGACCAAATGGCTGCGTCCAAAACAGATAGTGAGCCGTTCTTCTGGTCTGATATGTTGCCCTCTAAAGCAGCATACGTAACTAACACATATTCTTTTGCAAACTCTTTAGATGTTAGTATCTATCCGTTGACAAGAGTGTATGATTTTGCAACAGCTAACTACTATGGTGTTTTAGTCTACTTAGTTAGAGCAACTAATGGATTAGTACAAACTACACAACTTATTAGAAACGTTGACTATACTGTAAGTGAAACTGCACCGTCATTGACTGTTACATTAGATTTGTTACCTAATGACCAGATTATCATTAAAGAGTATAATCAGACTTATGGATCATATGCACCGAATACTCCTACAAAGTTAGGATTGTATCCATCTTTCATACCCGGAGTAGTTTTAGATTCTTCATATACTATTCCTACATATTTCATTAAAGGTCACGACGGATCCTATAATAAGTTATACGGCGAGTATGATTCTGTAACTGGTACATTGGTTGACTTCAGAGACCAAGCTTTACTAGAATACGAAACCCGTGTTTACAATAACTTAAAGTTGAGCAACGTTATTCCTATACAAGAATATGAAGTATTACCTGGCTTCTTCAGAGAAACAGAGTACACCAATGATGAAATCTTACAGATTTATTCTGAAACATTCTTGAACTGGGTTGGTCAGAATAGAGTCAACTATAAGAGACAGATATACAACAAACAGGACCAATATTCTTGGAACTATTACCAAAGTGGTAACAAGATTGATAAAGCATCTATCCAACAAGGTAACTGGAGAGGTGTATATCAGTATTTCTATGATACCACCAATCCTGATACAGCTCCTTGGGAAATGTTAGGTTACAAGAATCAACCTACATGGTGGACTGACCGTTATGGTCCTGCACCGTATACAAGTGAAAACTTAGTTTTGTGGGGTGATTTGGCTGCAGGTATTGACTGGAACAATGGCAATCCTGTAGTAATTGAACAAGCTATTCGTCCGCAATTATTAGACGTTCTACCAGTTGATAGTGAAGGTAATCTAGTATCACCGTTCATATCATTGGTTGGTAACTACAATAGTAATATCTTCCAACGTGATTGGAAAGTAGGTGACGCTGGTCCTACAGAATTCTCATATCGCAGAAGCAGTTCATATCCGTTTGACTTAATGCGAATATTGGCATTGACAAAACCTGCAAAGTTCTTCAACTTAGGTGTTGATGTTGACCACTATAAGTATAGCCCAGAGTTCAATCAATACCTAGTTAACAACAGAAGCCACTTGAAACTAAGTGACATTGATGTATACGGTGACGGTACTGCTGTTACCAGCTATATCAACTGGATCGTTGACTATGAAAAACAAGTAGGTGTTGCTGCTACACAAAATATTTCTAACTTACTAAAGAACTTAGATGTTCGTTTAGTATACAGAGTTGCAGGCTTTACTGACAAGAACTTGTTAAAGTTCTACGTAGAAAAGGGAACACCTAACTCACGCAATGCATCATTGTTGATACCTGATGAAAGCTATTCTGTATTATTATATGATAACCAACCGTTTGATAGAATCATATACAGCGGTGTAATCATACAGCTTTCTAAGAACGGTTATACTGTATTCGGTAACTCACAAACAGAAGCATACTTCACTATTCAAGATCCTGTCATTAATGGAAACTACACTACAGTAGAAGTAGACAACCTATCAGTGAAGATTGCAAACGATTATTCTAAATCTGTTTCCTACGTACCTTACAATACTGAATTCTATACTATTCAAGAAGTCTCACAATTCATTGAGAGTTATGGTAAGTACCTAGAATCACAGGGCATGATATTTGAACAAACTGAAAATGGCATACCTGTTACATGGAGACAAATGATCGCTGAATTATTGTACTGGTCACAGACTGGTTGGGAAACAGGAAGCATTGTTACAATGAACCCTGCAGCGACACTGTTAGCTATTGATAGAGAAAATAGTATCGTTCAACCATTAACATTGCGTCAGCAGAACTTTATTCTTAACCAGAACTTGTATCCTATTCAAGCGCAAGACATGTCTGTATTGCGTGATGGAACTGCGTTCACTGTTCAACCATTAAGCCAAGGTGATACTGTTGCTTATGGTCAATTTAACATGAGCAACTTTGAACACGGTATCGTTTTTGATAACGTAACTTTATTCAATGACGTTATCTATAACACTATTACCGGCTTGCGTCAAACTAGAATATTGACTAAAGGAACTAAAACCGCAGAATGGAACGGTACAGTTGATGCACAAGGTTTCATCCTTAACCAAGACAATATTCAAGAATGGAATAAAGAGACAAAATATACAACTGGTTCTATTGTAAAATACAAGAACAAGTATTGGATTGCTATCAAAGTCATCCAGGCAAAAGAAGTATTTGATGAACTAGATTGGAAACAAACAGACTATAATGAAATTCAAAAAGGCTTGTTACCTAACAGTTCAACACGCTCATATGAATCTACATTGTACTATGATGTAAACAAAGCTAACCTAGAAAACGATGCTGATTTACTAAGCTTCAGCTTGATCGGATATCGCCCACGTGATTACATGGCTTTAGCTGACTTAACTGATATTACTCAAGTCAACGTGTACAAAAACCTTATTAAGGACAAAGGTACTCGTAATGCTATTAATGCATTTAAGGGCGCCAACTTACCTCAAGGCGGGATTGACTATGAAGTCTATGAAAATTGGGCAATACTATCAGGTGAGTTCGGTGGTGTACTAAACAATAATTTCGTTGAATTCAAAATCAATGAGCAATATTTGACAGGTAACCCATCTATTGTTGGTTTGACTAACGGTGCCCCTGATGAAGGTGTTCAACAAGAAATACCTGTTTACTCATTGTTTAACTATGGTAGACCCATATCAGATGCTAACATATTAGCAACATTACCTCCGGATACTCCGTCAACTGTTTATCCTACAGCAGGTTATGTAAACTTCAACGATGTAAAGATGGTGTCATATTTCTATAATAATATGGCAACTGCGGTTAACCAAAACGGAACACCTATATCATTGAACGATTTCTACGTTCGTGACTATGTTTGGTTAGCAGACTATTTGGGCACATGGCAAGTCTACACCCCTACTTCAATGGGTCAAATACTAGCAGCTAAGAATAACTTAAACGGTACAGTAACAATTACATTTGCGACTCCGCACAATTTGTCAAAGTATGAAGCGTTTGCTATCGCAAACTTTGACCTAAATGTTAACGGCTACTATATCGCTACTTTGGTCATAGATCCATATAGAGTTATCATTAACTTAAACTTGAACCCAAACATTGTAAACGTAACAGGTCAAGGTGTTGGGTTGAAGTTCCAATCTCAGCGAGTTGAAACTCCTGCAGGCATTATCAATCTACCTTTATTGGATAGTGAATTCGTAAAGAACAAAGTATGGGTAGACACTAACGATGACGGTGCTTGGGCAGTATATCGCAAAGGAATAAACTACCAGTACGAATCTGAAATTACAAAAGAAAATTCAGTAACGTTCGGTAGTGCAGTTGCATACACTTCTATATTGGGATACTTAATCACTGACGAAGGTGACGGAAAAGCATATCGTTATACATTTAACGACTTGACTAATGATTACGATTTAGTTCAGACTATCAGCCATGGATCATCATTTGGTACAAGTGTTGCATATTCTGATGAAATTTTTGCTATCTCTGAACCAACAGGTACCGCTCAAGTTCATATCTATGAACTACAGAATACTACATTAGTTGATGACCTAGTTGTATATCAGTCTCCAATCGCTGCACGTGATAGCTCTACTAATTGGGGCAGTGCATTAGCGATATCCGGTGATAAGAATTGGTTGTATATCTCTGCTACTGATTTGAACAGAGTGTACGTATATAGATTGTCACGACTAACCAACGAGTATGAATACATTACCTATATAACTGTTGCTGGCTTAGCATCAAGTGATCTATTTGGTTATAGTATAGCTACTGATTACTACGGTGACACTGTAGTAATTTCTGCGCCAAACAAAGATTACAGTGTAAACATAGACAACTGGGGATACACTTATGTATTTGACAGGTCAGTTCAAAACATAGATGCGTTGTACACAACACCTGAGTTAAGTTCACAGACCTTTACATTAGCATGGACTCCTACAACTATTACTACTGCAGCCACTGCTACTTCCAGCGGTACAAACAGAATCACATGTACTAGCACTGCGGGCTTTGTTACTGGACAACCAGTAATATTCTCTGGTAGCGTGTTAGGTAATAGTAACATAGATCCTAATACAGTTTACTACATTTTGAGTGTAGTAGATGGCACCCACTTTACTATTTCAACTACTAGAGGCGGCTCTGCATTTACTCTTGCTACTGACACCGGCTCTATGGTAGTTAACGTACAAAGCACACCGTTATACGTCAGCGTCAACGGCACATTATTGGAAGACAACGGCTATGCGGTTGTTGGTAGCAGCATTGTAATTGTTGAGCCAATCAATGCTGGCGATATTGTAAATGTAAGTGGCAACAGCTTCACTCAGATCCAAGTATTGACGACACAAGAAACACCTAGAGTTGGTGTTCATTTTGGTCAAAGCGTTGACACAACTACATACGCTAGTGAAATTATTGTAGGTGCACCGTTCGCCCTAAGCAGTGAAAACCAAGAAGGTGCAGTATATCGTTATACTAACGGTGGCGGCAAGTACGGTGTAATTATTGGTACTTCTGACTGTAATTTAACTACTACAAGAAATGTATTATTGAACGGTTACTTTATTGCTATTCCTGCAGGTAATGCAGAAGCGGTATCTAACTATATTAACAGTTCTAAAATTACTAACATTCAGGCTAGCGCATTTAATGGTAAGCTAGTTATTAGCTTGATTGATAATAACTTGGCAACACCTAATGAAAAATTAATTTTAACTGTTACAGATGCAACTACACTATCTGAGTTGGGTATATCAGTATTCACTCAAACACAAGTTGTACTTTGCCCTCATAAAACAGGACCAACACAATTTGGTAACGTAGTAAAATTCAACGAAGCAGGATCTTTCATTGCTAGTGCACCAACTGGTACTAGATATGTTGCTACAACATTTGATTTCACAGACGATGAAAATCAAGATGATGATACTATATTTGACAACAACACTACTCAGTGGGTAGACACATTTGCATATGCTGGCGCAGTGTACATGTTTGACTACTTGGCAGTAAACAATGAGTCTTTGCTAACACCGGGTAACTTTGTCTATGCTCAAAGTGTTAATGCACTAGATCAAGAATATGGCTCACAGCCTATGTATGGTCATGCAATAGATTTTTCTAGCTTCCATGTAATTGTAGGCACACCTAACTTCACCTCAGGTAGCAGCAATGGTCAAGTAATTACTTACATTAATAATCTTGGTGAACAAGATTGGTCTGTATATAGAAGATCATCTGCTATTGTAGATGTAGACAAAATTCAAAACGTTCAGTTGTTCAGTGCTGAAACAAACAATACACTTGACAACTTGGATTACATGGATCCGTTACAGGGTAAACTATTAGGTGCAGTAAGAGAAAATATTGATTACGTATCTAACGTAGATCCTGCAGGATACAACATTACTCCTGTAGCAGAATCAACACAGCGCCCATTAGCATGGAAAGCTGACAAAGTAGGACAAATTTGGTTCAACACTTCTGCTGTAAGATTTGTAAATTATCATCAAAACGATAATACTTACAACAGTAAGTACTGGGGAGCATTATTCCCGGGAAGTAACGTTGCGGTATACACATGGATATCTAGTAACGTACCTCCTATCAGCTACGCTGGTCCTGGAACACCGTTTGATATTGAGTCCTACTCAATAGATTACATATCAAATCCTTCAGGTGCATTATCTCCTGTATACTTCTTCTGGGTACGTAATACAAATATTGTATTTGAGAATATCGGCAAAACTTTAGCGGACTCTGTAATTCAGGCTTACATACTAGCTCCTAAGAGTTCAGGCATTGCTTACTTTGCACCATTGTTACCAAATGTGTTTGCATTATACAACTGTGCAGAATACATCAACGCAAATGACAGCGTATTACACATTGGTTTCTCTACTGGAACCAATGACGATGTATCACATTCACGTTATTCATTGATCCGTGCGAACTATGCTGATGACTTCTTGCCTGGATTACCTGCACTAACATCAACCGACAGCCCGCAAAATCTATACGATAGAATGTTAGATAGCTTGTGTGGTGTAGACGAGACTGGTGCAGTTGTACCTAACCCGTACTTACCTAAAGCTGTGCAGATAGGTGTTTTAGCAAGACCAAGACAGAGTTTCTTCTTGAATAGATTCTTGGCTTTAGAAAACTATCTAACTTATGCAAATGAAGTTCTAGCATTGTATCCAATTGCAGAAACAAGACAAAGTGCTTTCTTGAATAAAACTGGTGAGTTCTACAATACTAGCGACTATTGGAGCTATGTAAATTGGTGGTCACCGGGCTATAACGATAACACTAAGTCTGCTGTACAAGTTCCTATATACGCTGACCTAGCTGCATTAGAAGTTGATACCGGTACAATCGCAAGAGTGGCTGCTAACGGTGATGGTAAAGCAGAAACATATATTAAAAATGCCGATGGTACATGGACTCGTATTGGTCTAAATGACGGTACTATTAAATTTGACAGTGCGTTATGGGATTACGCCGCTGCGAGATTGGGGTTTGGCGATAATTTCTACGATACTGATTTATACGACCAGTATCCATCTGAACAAACTAGATATATTGTAAGAGCATTGAATGAACAAATCTATACTAATGACTTGTTAATCTATCGTAACAAGAGTTTGATATTGTTGTTTGAATACATCCAATCCGAAACAATTGAATCTCAGAACTACTTGCCTTGGTTAAACAAGACATCTTTTGTAGATGTAGCACATACTATCAGAGAATTAGTGCCCTTAGAAGTATTCCAATCTGATAACCAAGATTTCTTATCAGGGTATATCAATGAAGTAAAACCTTATCACGTAGTTGTTAAGGAATTCTTGTTCAAGTATACCAAAACAGAAGTATATGAAGGTGACATTACTGACTTTGACTTGCCTGCGAAATACAATACTAGTGTTGAAAAATTCATAACTCCTGAGTTAGTGTACAGCAACCCTAGTTCTGATAATCAGTACTTGCCTACTAGCGAGATATGGAATGACCCTGCATACACTCAGTGGTTCAACAATTTTGGCGTAAGTATTACTGGTCAACCTGACTACCCGTTATCAGTTCTTGAGTCATACATTGCTCTTAATACTAGCTCATTTGCAGTGGACAATGCATATGGATTCCCAATCAACGGCGTAATTAAAATAGGTAACGAATTGATAGGTTATTCAAACGTTGACAGAAATCTAAACGTTATCAGTGGATTAACCCGTGGAGTAAACGGAACTGACATTACTGCTCACTTGCCAGGTGAAACCATACGTATGGATCTGCCTGCAGTATTAGTATTGAACAGTGGTCGCGGATATACCGAACCTCCTAAGGTTACTGCTTATATTGACACAACTATCTATCCTGAACCCGATGAAGTGGCTCAGTTAGTAGCAGTGATGAACTTAGACAAAGTTTTAAGTGTTGAAGTTATAAATCCTGGTAAGGGATATGTAGTGCTGCCAGAAATCATCATTGATAGCGCAGTTAACGTTACATTTGATTCAAGCGCAGTCAGCACACTAACAAACACAATACAACTATATGCTCCGTTACTAGTAACAGGTGACTTAGTTAAGTACAATGTTGATTCAGGTACAACCCCTATTCAAGGATTGGCAGTTGGTCAATGGTATTATGTCAATGTACTAGAAACAATACCTACAGTTACTGTAGCATTGTATGCTAGCTACAACGATGCAGTTAATGATAGTAATAGAGTACCGTTATATTCTACTGGTACTGGTCCTGGTCATGTATTTGCTGAAGGTGCAAGAGCATCATGTGTTAGCTCTGCAAGTCCTGTACGTGAAAACAACATCACACTGCGATTTGATAGAACCACTTACGACTCTCAAGTCATTGATTGGTTAGCCGGAAGATTCTATGGATCGTATTATGCTGGCACATATAACAACAGTCAATCTGTATCTAGCTCTGCAATAACATTGGAAACAACACAACCTCCAATTGATTCTATATTGGCTAGTGCTCAGGGTGTATCTTTTGAAATTGTAGATGTAGAGAACGATCAAGTAGTAACATGGTCTTCTTTCATTCGTTCTGTAAAGAGTACTGAATCTACTAACGACAGTATCCGTCTATCTCCACTGGACGGTAATAATCCTGACTTATCAGAACTAGAACCAAATGCATCTGGTACAACTATTGGTTTCTACGTAGGGATGCCAGTTAAATTCAAAGGTGCAGCAGGTGCTAGCGGCATTATAAACGATACTGTTTACTATGTAAAGCAAGTTCTAAATGAACTAGACTTTACAATTTCTACTACAGTAGGCGGCTCTGTACTTGCATTGGGTAACCAAACAATTAGCGCAGCTGGTCTAGAATGTTATGTAGGTGAAGTTACAAATACTGCTGTTATGACAGTAAACTATCCTGGCATCAGAACAGTAACAAATACTCAGAAAACATTGAACTTAATTACAGCACCGTTGAACCCAACAGGCACCGGCGGCACATTAGGATTCTATGTTAACTTGCCGTTGTTTTTTACTGGCAATGTATTTGGTGGGGTCATTGAAAACTTGACATACTACGTAACTACGGTTATTGATTCACAGACATTCACTATGTCTGAAAACAAAGATCCAGTGGTTGTCACTATATACTCTGCTAATGCTACTACAGACATCCTAGTCGGAGACTCTACATTAGAATTGTCTGTCAATGATCCTGTGATATTCAATACCATGGTTATTGCAGGTTCAACCGCTACTAGCTTTGGTGGCATTGTTGCGGGCACTACTTATTACATAAGCTCTATCATTAACCCTACACAGTTTACGATTTCTTCTGTAGTAAACGGCGGTACTTTTGATATTACAAGCACTGTAGTTGCAGCTTCTAATACTTCTGCCTTGATGACAAGTCAAGCAGATACTGTTACATTGAGCACTGCATCCGGTGAAATGACAATGAACGTTTCATTGCCAGTAAGTCCAGGACAAGTAAACGGTCAGCAATTTACATTGTATACTACTTCAGGTGAGTATGTTGGTCGTACCGGAACTAATAGTGCATTGATTCATAGAACTATCCAAAAGACACTAACCGGAGTCAATAGAATCGCTATAACTGCTGCTAGTGGTGGTTTGACAAACGTATACAATAACATGCCTATTCGTATAGAATCAGCAATTGGTGGCTTGTCAACCGGTACAACATATTATGTCATAGAGAATGATATAATTGAAGTAGAAGTAACTAGCACATCTTCAACTGGTAATGTATTGAATTGTTCAAGTACTGCATCATTGTATGTAGATATGCCAATTATCTTCAGTGGTACTGGTTTAGGTACTATTGACTTGGCAGTTGAGTACTACGTTAAATCTATACCATCATCTACTACATTTACTGTTACTAACACCCCTGGCGGATTAGAAATAGCAATGACCAATGACAATGGATCAATGACTGGTTCTGGATCACCTTATGTTAAGGTTTCAACATCATTGGGCGGTTCAGCAGTAGCACTATCTACTGCAACTGGTCCAGTGACATTGACACAGTATCCATTAGGAACACCATCATTTGATGTAAGCTACATCTTAGGTGGATATAGAGTTATCATTGCAGACGGATCTTCCGGATTTGCAGTAGACAACACTATTACTATTTCTGGATCAAATTTGGGCGGCGTTGATACAACAAATGATTTGACAATAACAGTTGATACTGTAAGCAGTACAGGTGCTATAACATCAGTTATTTGTTCCGGCACCCCTGAAGGATCTAACGATCATTATTACTTGAAGGTAATATCAGCTAATCAGTTTGAAGTATACTCTAACTCATTGATGACTATCCCAGTAAGTGGTATTGACTTCCCGTATCACGGTATCGTATCTACTACAGTAACAGCAGCTACCGCGTCAAACGACAGATTTACTGTAGGAGATTCCTCAGTGTTTGCAGTGAATGACCCGGTAGTGTTCACCGGTGCGGTGTTTGGTGGTGTAACAGTTGGTGCAACATATTATATCAAGACTATACCATCGTCTACTACAGTGACAATATCTACTGAAATAGGTGGCACAACGTTTAATATTTCTGCAAATGATACCGGTACTATGACAATGGCCAAGTTTGGTGACTTTGCGTTGTTACCAGAACCGTTCTCATTCAATCAGAGTGTGGTTAAGTATAACAACAGAGTATATCGTTGTATCATCAGTAATAACGACACTGAATTTATTTTCGGTAAGTGGGAGTTATTAGATAGCGGTAACCGTTACTTGAACGCATTAGACAGAATTATTGGTTACTATCAACCAACTGCAAACATGCCTGGTCTAGATTTGACTCAGTTAGTTGAAGGAATCACTTATCCAAATAGCACATATTTAGGTAATGCATTCGCACCAGAGCAACAGTTTGAACTTGATACAATCTTACAAGATCAGCCGTTCTACCCAACTGAAGTTGATAACATATCAATTACATGGGACGGAGAAAAGTACTTAGGAGCGTCAAACACTCCTGACTACTCTGCTATTATAGCAAGCTTAACAGGTGATGAATGGAACATTACAAAATTAGCAAACACCTCATTAAATGTAACTGACATGATATATGCAGGTGGCTACTATGTAATCACAACACGTAACGCTGCTACTCCTATCTATAGAAGTAACAACGGTACAGATTGGACATCAAACGGTCAATACACACCTTATGGTTCTACACCATATGACGATTTCCCATACGATATTACTGCACTGGATGTTGCTTCAATCTCATTGAACAGCGTTAACTATTCAGATACACTTGCTCTTTGGGTAGCAGTAGGTGAAAACATTGTAACTAGTACAGATACATACATTTGGAGAGAGACATTCACATTTGCTGATAACTTAGTTCACCAATTCAATGGTGTAGACGGTGTTGCAGTAACTAGCTTTGTTGGGTTCGTTGCAGTTGGTAAGGGTCAAGAGTATGATTACTCTACTGGAGTAACACAGACGGTAGACAGTAACATGTTGATGACTAGCACTAACGGCTATCAGTGGACAAAGATTAACTCTTTGACTACAAAAGGATTCAACGGTGTTACAGACAACGGTAGTTTAATTATCGTTGTTGGTGAGAATGGCGTAATTTACTCAAGCGTCAACGGATCACTATGGTTGGGTGTATCAGAATCTCTAGTATACGGTACTTTTGCTACATCTAACCAAGTAAGTGTTCAAAGTACTTTGGGATTTGCCGTTAATGATAAGATCAGATTTACAAGCTCGTTCGGTTCAATCAGTTCTTCAACAGACTATTGGATTAAAACAATAGAGTCATCCTCTGCTGTTACGATTTCTACATCATTGGGTGGCAGTACATTGACATTGAACACAAGCCAACCGTCAACTAGAACTCAAATGTATCATTACCCAGAAACAGATACATTGAATGATGTACATTTTGCTAACAACTTGTTTGTTGCAGTAGGTGATAATGGTATTATCAGAACATCTAGTGATGGTTATGCTTGGACTACACGTACTTCAGGTACTTCTGAGAAATTAAACAGTGTTATCTTTAACACAGACGATTCTGCATGGATCGTAGTAGGTGACAACAATGTCATTTTAAAGAGTACTAATACTATTACATGGGAAAGCATCTCACTATTCACAGTAGATCCAACTATCTATGATGTTCAGGGTAATGAATTTATGTATGGTTACGGTCCTGAAGAATTGGTACCGGGCCTAGTTACTGACAACATTATGATGACTGTTGCAACACGTCCTGGCACAGATTGGCCGGCCGAAGTATATGCTCATGTTGGATATAACGTTGTTTCTAGAGAGTACACACCAGTGTCAACTACGCAGACTGTCTATAGCTTTGCAGAAATAGTTCAGACTCCTGCACAATTGACAGTGTTCAGAATTAACGGAACTACGGGTCTAAGCACAACATTATATGGTCCTAACAACTACAACGTAACTCCTGATTACACCGTAGATTGGGTATCATCAACTGTGACACTAAACGCACCATTAACCGGAACACCATCTGACAGACTACGCATAGATGTGTATGAAACAGGTAACGGCGACCAGTTAGTAAAAGCTGACACAAAAACAGATCCTATTCGTTTGAACACTACAACGGGTTGGAATGAAATTTATGTCAACTGTAATTATACAGGCTCTATATTCACTGGTTCAGGTGTAATTCAGCCGGGCAGCGGTGAAAAGAATGCTACTGCTATAGCAACTGATTCTATCAGTGATACTATCTTGTTCACTAGTGTTCGTGACTTTAACGTAAACGATCCAATAACATTCCAAGGTGCTGTCTTTGGTGGCATAGAGGAAGATACAGTTTACTACGTAAAAACAGTAAGCACGGTGTCTAACAGAATCACAGTATCATTGACATATAATCTTTCTACTGGTACACCCGGTCCAACATTCAACTTGACGACTGGTACAGGCGAAATGGTTGCTATTATAAATGTTGGTTCAGGCGCAACATATACTGATCCATTAGTATATCACAATGGTTCTAAGTTAATCCATGGCGCGACAAGTACTGTTACAAAGACAAACGGTAATAGAAATACTATCGTATGTAACACAACAGGTACAATGATTGTAGGAACGAAGATTGTGTTTAGCGACACTATGTTTGGTAATGTAATACAACCACAAACTGTCTATTATATTGATAGCATCTATGATGCTAACGAGTTCACTATATCTGAGACTTTAGGTGGTCCTACATTAGAATTGACTACTGCAACAGGTGGTGCATCGTTCATAACTAGTGACTATGCATTTGGTATTGCCGATAACGGTGTGTCCGCAAAAATCATGTTTGCAAGCCAATACAACTCGCAAGATGATTTTATAACTTACACATTGTTTGGACAAACTACACCTGAACAATATGGTTATACTATACCTGAAGTTCAGTACTTCACTGGTGATGGGTCTACAACGGTATTCACATTATTGAATAACGATGATTTAGATAACGTAACTAGCGCCGTTGTAGAAATAGATGGATTAAGAGTAACTAGTTCTGAGTACACAATTGATGCGTTTGCAGATACTATAACTTTTGGGACAGCACCTAGCAACGGGGCAATTATATCAGTTACAACATACAACATTACATTGCGTCAGTATCTAAACACACAGTACGGTATTACTGGTAAGAAAGTATCTGCAATCAGCGCAGTATCCAATGCGATTACTCCTGCTATCGCTACTACTAATGTAACTAATGTAGCTGGTTCTACAATTACGTGTGTAAGTACTACTGGATTTATTGCAAATCAAACTATAATCTTCAAGGGAACATCGTTTGGTGGAATTAATACTTCTGGATTAGTCTACTATGTACGCTCAGGATTTACCGGAACAACATTTACTGTATCATTGACACCGGGCGGTTCAGCAGTGACCTTTGCAGGTGGCTCAGGTCTAGTAGTTGCATACGTAGGTGGTCAACCTGCAGTTCGTGTTACTACAGCCACTGCACATGGATATACTGACAATGATATCGTTATGATTGACGGTACTTCAGGATCAACTCAATTGAACAATGAGATATTCTACGCAAAAGTAATCAACTCTGTTCAGTTTGACTTATATGCTCAAGCATATGATCCTGCTTATGCAGCAGTCAATGATCCAATTACTGAAATCTCTGCGTATACCGGTGGAGGCTACACATGGATACAAAATATCTATCCGCTAATAACTGCGGAAGCTACTGGTACAACAGTTATTGTTGACAGCAATAGAATATTAGGTGATACTACAGCATTGATTGTTGGAACACCTATACTATTCTCATTGTTTGGAACACAGATAGGTGATGTATTGAATTGTGGAATCGTAGTAGGAACTACATATTACGTTAAGGAAATATTTAACGTAGGTGAATTCTCTATTTCTGCAACTCGCGGTGGCGCTGAGTTTGAATTGATTGCTGATGCACAGAACTTCAACTTCACGCAGTGGGAGCAAGATAATGTTGACAGACTATGGGTTACTGTAAATGGGTATAGAGTTCCTTCTAGCTCATTGAGAATCAATCCTAATAACCAAGTCAGCATTTTAACATCTATCACTACAAGTGATGAAGTGATTATTACTAGCATGATTCCTAGCGCAACACCAAACGAAGAAGTGTATTTGTTGAATGTAAACCAAGCAAATCAACCTTCTGTATACAGAGCGAACACTAACACCAGAACATGGTTAACTGCTCCTCTATACAACACTTCTAGCTCTATACAAGTGGATGATGTTACTAGAATAACTGATACTATCATTCAGGAAGTAACAGCTCCTGCAGCAGTTGATGGTATTACTAGTGTTGGAATAACAGCGGATAAGAACATAATTTCTTCTATCACTGTTTACAACCAAACTACTAGCTCATTAGTAACAGACTACGTACTTAACATTGTAGAATTAGCTCCTATTCTAGAGATATCTTCAGGTGTAAGTACAGGAGATTCGTTAGTAATTACTATTCTTGAGGGCAATCTAATCTATATCAACGGCGAACAGATAAAGTTCACATCTGTAAACTTAGCAACAAATACGTTGTCCGGTCTACAGAGAGGTACAAATGGTACTGGGGAACAAGCTGTAATTCCATTGTATAGTGAAGTTTTCGGATTATTGTCCGGAAATAGAATGTCTGATGTAGATTACAACATGGTTTGGAATTCATATAACTACAACACTGTTGACGGAGATCCATTGCAGATTAGCGATACTGATCCGGCAAGATTCTTAAATACGGATGTTACGTAAATGATAAATAAATATATGAATAATAATGAGGGAAAAGCTAAGGTAGAAACCCCCGAAAAACCCGGTCCTAAACCCAACGAAACCGGGGGTTTTTACTTTTCTTCACATCTAAAGATATCAGATCCGAACACTAAAGAAATATTGGTCCAAATGCGAGGCGATAACTAATGTCAGTAATAACACTATCATATAAAATTGAGGGTTTTCTAAAGATTTACGACCCTAACAACGGGGAAGTTTTTGTAGATAAGAAGAATGCCATCAACTACGAAAATATGTCGGAAGCTATTGCTGACACGTTAAGCAGCCGCGGATACGGAGAAATCTATGAAATGGCGTTCGGTAACGGTGGTGCCAGCGTAGATGAAACAGGCGTTATCACATATTTGCCCCCAAACACGACGGGTCAGAATGCAGCTTTGTACAATCAGACTTACGCTAAAATCGTTGACGATACCAGCGTTTTCAACTTGGACCCAACTCGCAACAAAATGACAGTTTCCCATACAACGGGTAAAGTTTACACTGACATTTTGGTACAATGTTTGCTGGACTACGGTGAACCCGCAGGCCAGGCAGCGTTTGACAACAGCACACAAACAGATTCCTCATACATTTTTGACGAATTAGGACTTTTAGCTAACTATGGAAATGACAATGACGGTAACGTAATCACCCGATTATTAACTCATGTTATCTTTCACCCTGTTCAAAAGTCACTGAACAGACAAATTCAGATAGATTATACGGTTAGAATTCAAAGCTTGACTAACTTAGTGACAATTTAAGATAAATAACAGAATATCGGAGTGATTTTAATATGGCATATACAATTGTAAAAAGTGATGGTACAGTCTTAACTACTATTGCAGACGGAACCATCAATACAACAAGTACTTCACAGGGACTACCCGGAAGAAACTATGCTGGCTACGGACAAACACTAGACACCAATTTCGTACACCAATTAGAAAATTTTGCAGACGTAAATCCCCCTGCAAACCCCCTAAGAGGCCAGTTATGGTATAATACAAACACACAAACATTGTTAGTTTGTCCAACAGACGGTGAAACTAACCCTGCAAACTGGTTTGCATTGACTTCTACTGCATCAGGTGGTGCTACAACATTCGGATCTGTCACTGTAACAGGAAACTTACAAGCAAATAACGTAATTGCAACAAACACTGTTCAAGGTGCAAATGGTGTCTTTACAAATATTTCTGTAAGTGCTAACGCTAACATTGCTGTAGGTAACATCACTTCTGCGATTTTAGGAACTGCTAATACAACTGCTATTACTACAGGTGCAAACACTACTGCAGGTAGTTTAACAGGTACATGGACTGCTAACGGTGGCGCATCAGGAAACTCATTCGTCATTACAAACGGTAACTTGTTCATCGCAAATACAGCAAGCGCAGGTATTAAATCAGACTTCTACTACTATTCAAATGGTAGCCCAATCTCTTTTGCAGGTACATATTCTAACGCTAACGTAGCATCATATCTACCTACATACAACGGCGTAATATTAACTACTACAACTCAAGCTACTACACTGACAACAGGAGCAAACACTACTGCGGGTACTGTAACAGGTAACTGGACATTGTCAACTGGTTCACGTTTGAATGCTACATACGCTGACTTGGCCGAGCGTTTTGAAGCAGACAATTACTATGATGCTGGTACTGTTGTAGAATTAGGTGGTGAGAAAGAAATTACTGCGGTGCAGTATGAACTTTCAGAAGATGTATTTGGTGTCGTATCAGATACAGCGGCATACTTAATGAACGCAGGCGCCGGTCCAGACACAACACACCCTCCGATTGCTGTGTCAGGTCGTGTACAAGTAAAAGTAAAAGGTAAAGTAGCTAAAGGTCAGCGATTAGTAAGTGCAGGTAAAGGTATTGCCCGTGCTGCAAAAGAAGGCGAAGCTACTGCGTTTAATGTCATAGGTAGATCATTAGAGCATAAAACAGACGATGGCATAGGAACAGTCCTAGCAATGGTAACGGTCAAGTAAGGAATAAACAATGGCATTCGCACAATTTGGATCAATCGCAGCATCGGACTATAATACTTTGGTAGGGGGTAACCCTGTCACTAGTAGCGGTACGTTGAATGCAGTTTGGGCTACTGGTGGTACTACTGCTGGTTATGGTCAGACTGCGGCTGCAAACGTAAGCGTGGGCGGAACAGTTACTGCTAGTAACTGGGCAGCGTTAGTTTCTAATACAGCAAGCGCAGCCGCACACCAAGGCACATCAATCACATCAGTTAGCGCACCTGTTTCAGGTGGTGTTGTCACATATCTATCTGCTATCCCGTCAAACTTAACTACTATCTACAATAGTCGTTTAAATGCAGCTACACAGGGAAGCACAACATCAAACACAGTGACTATCGGTACAACATGGTCACAGTTAGCAACATTTACCCATACTGTAACATTTGCAAACGGTGATGCTGCTAGATATTTCTTCAACTCAGGTGGACAATTAGCGATTACATGCGCTCAGTCTGGAACAACCGGTATCAACTTATTGTTTAACAATTTGTGTTCTAACATCGGTACAGTAGTTATGTCAGCACCTAGTTCTGGTTCTGTAACAATCGCCGGTACATCATATAATGGTATCACTAAGATTGGTGGCGGTGGTAACGCACCTACAATCAGTTCTGGTTCAGGCTACTATGCAATGACAACAAGTAATGCTACATGTTTCACACAAACAGCATCTACAGGTCCTTCTGGTTATCTAGCAACATTCATTCGTATTCTCGCTAGATCCAACGGAACTCAGGGTTCTAACGGTGACACTGGTTCTGTAATCACTATTCACACAATTTGGGACGAAGTACCAGATGGTCTAGTAGTAGCATCAGGTGGCACAACAACATTAACTGTACGCCCACCCGAAACAGTAAACTTAGCTAATAGCTGGGGAACTGTTTCTGTTACTGGTTCTGTAACAGTAGTATAATTTTCTATAGTCTTTGTGTCTATCTAAATACTCGTAGGAGTGTTTATGGATACAAAGACATTAATTAATGAAGCGAAGGCTCGCTTCAACCACAATTCAACCAAAGCATATCTCAAAGACAAGTACGACAGTAAGCTAATTGTAGCTGAACAAGGCGGTCTTTGGAAAGCTAACTTAGAAACAATCAATTTCCTCAATTCTAGTAGTAAAGAAAAAGTCGTCCTGATTGACACTTTTAACAATCCTGTTCGGGTTGACAGAAAAGAACTACTAGACGTACTTCAAAGTACATACGAATCCGTCATGGATGAGTGGTATGCAGAATGGGCTGATTTAGAGAAAAAGCGATGACTAGAGGCGCATTACTTTTTGCATTTAACTCCCCGAAGTATGATTACTTTGCCATGGCAATAGCTACGGCTAAAAGAATAAATCATTTTTTGGGTATACCTGTATCAGTGGTTACAGACGAAGATTCCATTGGTTCTAACAATGTAGAATGTTTTGATAAAGTAATCATTGCTACTGCCGACAAATCTAACGTAAGAGATAAAATACTTTGGCTAAACAAGGGTAGATATCGTGCATATGAATTAAGCCCGTACGATGAAACTCTGTTATTAGACACTGACTATGTTGTCAACTCAGACAAACTATTAAAAACATTTGACATAGGTGTAGATTTTTGCTGCCATGATGCTACTAGCTTTATGATGCATCCCGGTGCTCCCCAAGAAGTATTAAGTGCGTACAGCTTCACAACATTGTGGGCTACAGTCATCATGTTTAGAAAAACACCCCGAGCTAAACACATATTTGAATGTTTAGAAATGGTTCAGAAAAACTATGGGCACTATGCAAATATACATAACTTTATTGCCGGTGTGTTTAGAAATGATTATGCATTGACATTGGCACTACGTATTGCAAATGGACATAGCACTGATCCTACAGATATTATACCGTGGAACTTACTGCACATTGGTAAGAACACTAGCGTGTATAAAAACAATGAAGATGAATTCAACACTGAATACACAGTAATGTTTGACAATTGGCAGCGTGGTAAGATTCGTAAAGAGTACACGATTATCAAAGATTGCGACTTTCACGTAATGAATAAAGATAATTTTATGGAGCTTATCAATGGATAAAGGATTCGTGATTTTAGCATCCAACACAGGTACAGTTGATTACGTAGCATGTGCTGAAGCATTGGAACGAAGTATCAAGCATGTGATGCCAAATGCAAATGTAACGATAATCAAAACAGAAGACTTGCCCCACGGCGATTTAGCTCCTAACAGTGACTGGAAATTGATTAACGATTGGCAAGTCTATGACGCTAGCCCATATGAGTATACTATTAAGTTAGAAGCTGATATGGTTATTCCTAGAAACATAGAACACTGGTGGGATATATTAGCATCAAGAGATATTGTAGTATCTAGCACTATACGCAACTACAAAGGTGAAATATCAAACGTTAAGGCATATCGTAGATTTATATACGACAACAACTTACCTGATACTTACAATGCCATAACATATTTTAAAAAATCAGATACTGCTAAACAGTTCTTTGATATTGTAAGAGATGTGTTTGAGAATTGGGAACAGTACAAGCAAATACTAGAGTGTAACAACGAAGAACCTGTTACTACTGACTGGGCTTATGCAATAGCAGCACATATTGTAGGTGTTGAAAAAACACTACTACCAAGTTTTACTGAAATGGGCATGATACACATGAAGCAGTTTGTCAATGATTTCCCCACTGAAACTTGGACAGACACAATGTTATATGAAGTGACCCCGGAAGTCATAAGAGTAAATACATATCCACAAACGTATCCATTTCACTATCATGTAAAGTCGTTTGCGAAAAAACTGTTATAAGGAATAATAATGGAAGAACAAATAGTTATTTGGGAAGCTCCTAAAATAATTCCTCCCGAATTTAGACTGTATTATGATGACACAGGTCGTGTAGTATGTTATACTTGTGAGAAGCTTGAAGGAAATTACATAGTCATTGATGCGTTGACTTTCGCACAAGGCAGACCCGACGTTAGGGTAATAGATGGTAAGATTTCAACAGTATCATCTAATTTCGTAGTTTCAAAGCTGATACCAGATACAGATGGTATCACGTGTGCAGAGGATGATATAAGCATAGTTATAACAGATCCAGAGTACACGGGCAAAACACAACAATGGAAATTACATACATATGAACTCAGATGATATCATTGACGTAGCTGATTTAGATTGCATCTATCTCAGTTACGATGAACCACAGAAGGAAGAATTCTGGTTAAAGATTAAGAACATGGTGCCTTGGGCTAAACGTGTTGACGGGGTCAAAGGTTCAGACGCTGCACACAAAGCCGCAGCAAAAGCTAGCGACACTGAAAGATTCATATTGATTGACGGTGACAACATGCCAGAGGAGAAATTCTTTGACATGCAACTTGACTTTAGAGACAAAGATCCTATCTATAAGAAAGCACAGTTTCGTTGGAAAGCTATTAATAATATCAATGGATTGCGCTACGGTAACGGTGGAATGAGTTCATGGACTAAAGACTATGTTATGAACATGAAAACACACGAAAATCAAACTGACGGCGACATTGCACGTATTGCTGATTTTTGTATGGATAGTAAAGATAACATTTATTGGGCTATGTATGACTGTTACAGCACAACATATCCCAACATGACACCATTTCAAGCATGGCGCGCCGGATTCCGTGAAGGAGTCAAGATGTGCTTAGTTGGTGGCGCAAAGCCTACGGTAGAAGAATTCAAGCTTAATGTAGCTAGTCGCAACTTGAACAACTTGACTATTTGGCATAACGTGGGTAGTGATGTTGAGAACGGTGAATGGGCTATATATGGCGCTAGACTAGGCACGTATATGACAGTGTTATCAGAGTGGGACCACACAAACGTTCAATGGTTTGATAACTATATACAGATGTGGGAAGAACAAGAAAATAGAAATCCTTTGCGTGAAGCAGAACACATTGGCGAAGTATTGAATGATAAATTAGGATTGCCCATGTGTACTCTTAATAAAGAACAAAGCAAGTTTTTCAAGCGTCATTACGCGGCAAACTTCCACAACAAAGGTCCGTTGATTACTGAAATGGAAGTTATCCGCGAGATTGAAGGTTGGTAATGTCAGAACAAGACAGAATTAAACAGATACGAATTAAAATAGAGAACGAGGCTACGCCTACGTTCTGCCTTGCCAAGTGGCACCACGTAACAATGTACTTGCAATCGGGCGAGACACATAGTTGCTATCATCCCCGCCCGCATAAGATTCCGTTAAGCGAATTAGCTGATAATCCTTCAGCATTGCACAACACTTACGAAAAGAAATTAGAACGTAAGATGATGTTAGATGGTGGAAAGCCCGAAGGTTGTCAATACTGCTGGAACATTGAAGCAATGGGTCCAGACTATATCAGCGATAGACATATTAGAAATAGCAGCATTTTTACAGAGGAGCGTTATGAGCAAACTCTTAAAGGTCCGTGGGATCAAAACATCAACCCTGAATATTTGGAAATCAACTTCGGGAATGAATGTAATTTTAAATGTGGATACTGTCACCCCAAGTATAGCACCAGATTCTACAACGAGATTAAAGATCACGGTCCTGTCACTACAGTAAAGAATCATCGGTGTGACATTGATTGGATGAAATTATATCAGCGTGAGGAAGAAAACCCATACGTTGATGCATTCTGGGAATGGTGGCCTGAACTACGCAAGACATTGAACATCATGCGTGTAACAGGAGGCGAACCTACAATGCACAAGAGTACATGGACATTGTTAGACAAGATTAAAGAAGATCCAATGCCCTGGTTAGAATTGAATATCAATAGCAACTTGGGAACTAAGACTGTATTGATTGAGAAACTAAGCAATAACGTGAAATCATTGTGTGACGAAGGTAAGATTCGTAGCTTTAAACTATTCACTAGCCTAGACACGTGGGGCCCACGTGCTGAATATATTCGCACAGGTCTAGATTTAGAGTTATGGGAAAAGAATTTCCACACATATCTACAGAACACAAACAGCCCAATTACATTTATGATTACGTTTAACATTTTCAGTGTTACTACGTTCAAAGAGTATTTGGCTAAGTTCTTAGAATGGCGTAAGCAGTATGGCTGGTATGACGATAAGCCAACAGACAAGCATAGAGTTAGATTTGATACTCCTTATCTACGTGAACCCTTGCAGTATGATATGAATATTCTTCCCAAAGAAGAATTCATGCCCTACATGCATGACGCATTGAAGTTTATGGAAGAACATGTAGACGACAATAAACCAGATGCATTTACTACAGTTGAGTATGAAAAATTCAAGCGTGTAGTTGACTACATGGCTGAAACTGTTTATCCTGAATCTAAGTTGATTGAGGGCCGCAGAGATTTCTACAATTGGTTTAATGAGTTGGATGAGCGTAGAGAGACAGATATGCTAGCTGTGTTCCCTGAGTATATGGGGTTCTACAGACTATGCCAAGAAGTTAACCAATTGAATCCAAAATGACAAAAAAAGCAAAAAAGCTTTCTAAAAAAGCTACCCCATCTAAAGACATACTGACTAACAGTAAGTCTTTCTGTATTATTCCGTGGATTCATTTGCACACTACCCCCAGCGGCGTAGCAGCACCATGCTGTATATCAGAGTCTTGTGCAACAGATGAGGGTGCAGGAAACTCTAGAACACAATCATTAATTGAGATTGTTAACTCTGACAAAATGAAACAATTAAGATTAGACATGTTAGCAGATGTTAAGAATCCTGAATGCGTTAAGTGTCACAGTCACGAAGATCAGGGTGTAATGAGTTTTCGCAAACATGCAAACAGAGATTACGAAAGCTTTTTTGATGAAGCAATGTCATTGACCAATAATGATGGGTCATTGAGTGAATTTAAAATGCGCTACTTTGACATTAGATTCAGCAACATTTGCAATTTCAAATGCAGAACATGTGGGTCAGGATTTAGTAGTCAATGGGAACAAGAAGATTTAAAGAACAAAATATGGTATGCCAAATCAATACCAAAGAATGACAACAAAGAATTCTTAGCCGAAGTTGTAGACCAAATTGATAATATTGAAACTGCATACTTTGCGGGCGGAGAGCCCTTGATTACAGAAGAACATTATGTTATGCTTGAAGAAATGATTCGTAAGGGCAGAACAGATATCCAATTAAGCTACAACACCAACTTAAGTAATCTAAAATTCAAAGACAAAGATTTGTTGTCACTGTGGAGTAAGTTCTCTAAACACATTATGATTTACGCTAGCGTAGATCATTATGGTGATCGTGCAGAATATATTCGTTCAGGTACAGATTGGGGCTTGGTAGAAAATAACTTTTTGACAGCTAAAAAGACACCCTATATTCATTTGCAAATGAATACAGTGTTCAGTGTTTTTAATTGCTTGACTATTCACGAATTCTATGACTATCTTGTAAAGAAAGAATTGTACAAACCATCTGATAACGTTTATAGCTTATACAGCATGTCTACGCCTGACCACTTGTCCTGTCATATATTGCCCATGCACTTAAAAGATAGAGGTAAATATAGCCTTGAGAAAAGTATTGAAATGTTTACTGAAAATAAATTCCCCAATACTGCCGCCCATCAATTAAGAAAGAATATAAATTGGATCTACGCTAAAGACACATGGGCTGAACAAAAGATGATGTTCCAACAAGAAGTGACAAGACTAGACAAAATAAGGGGAGAAAGCTTTGAGAAAACATTCCCTGAACTGGTAGAACTACTACCATTTAACAGAAAAAGATTATTCCCAGTATGACAATCAATATAAACAAAGAACATTTGCTAAATGAAAGTAAAGTGTTTTGCATGTTCCCCTGGATGCATTTGAATGTAACACCTAAGGGTGACATTTATCCCTGCTGTAGTAATGACTATACAAAGCCCTACGGCAACACTAAAGAAATGTCATTGAAAGAAGCGTTCAATAGTCCTAAGATGAAAGAATTGCGTTTGGATATGTTAAATGACAGACCAAATTCAATGTGTGATTTCTGTTACAAGCATGAAGATTCAGGTCCTCATTCATTTAGAAACTACAGTAAAGAACAATTCAGCAAACACTTTGACGAAATCGTTCCCACAACACAAGATGATGGAACTGTTCCTGAATTCAAAATGCACTATTTTGATATTCGTTTTAGCAACATTTGCAATTTCAAATGTCGTACCTGCGGAAGTGAATTCTCTAGCCAATGGGGAGCAGAAATGCGAGCCAATCACGATCCTAAGCATCCCATTGTAATTCATGCTGATTCAAAGGGCAACTTGTTGAATGAAGTACTAGAACACGTAGAACATATTGACTTAGCTTATTTCGCAGGCGGGGAACCTACATTAACCGAAGAGCACTATATTATGCTTGAGGAAATGATTCGCAAAGGCCGCACTGACATTACATTACGATACAATACCAACGCTAGTAATATCAAGTTCAAAGACTATGACTTACTAGACATGTGGAAACACTTTAAGCGAATTGAATTGAGTTGTAGTATTGACCACTATGGTGAACGTGCAGAATGGCTACGTAGCGGAACTGATTGGGGAGTTGTTGAATCTAATTTATTGAAGTTCAGAGAATTAGAATACGTTAGTTTCCAAATGAACACTGTGTTCAGCATCTTCAATTACAGTACAATCGCAGAATTCTATCAGTATTTGAAAGACAAGGGAATTGTTCGTAGAGAAGATTGGTATCATAGTCTATACCTAGCAGTACATCCTAGCTATTATTGTGCGAAATCATTGCCCAAATCATTGAAAGTAGAAGCTGCAACTAAAGCAATGAATTGGGCAAATAACAATACACAAGATGGAACAAGCTTGTCCAGACTAATTACAGATGCAGTTAACTTTGCATCTAGTGACGATACATGGAGTGCTAACAAAGACATTTTCATGCAACATACAAATTCTATAGACAGAATCAGAAATGAAAGTTTATGGAAAACATTCCCCGAATTAAATAGCTTGAGAGACTTAACAGAATAATATGCAAGATCCTATCGTAGTAGAAAACTTAGTAAAGCATGGTAAACACTTTTGTGTATTGCCCTGGGTACATTTTCATTCATGGCCTGATGGTCGTGTAATGCCCTGCTGTATTGCTGACAGTAACAAACCTGTTGCTGATATCAACAATAACGAATCCATTATTCAAATGATGAATAGTGAAGATTACAAAAAGATGCGTACCGCGATGCTTAACGATGAACCCGTTGAAGCATGTAAACGTTGCTATGACTTAGAGTTAATGGGCACATGGACAATGCGCCAAAGTCATAACAAGCGTAGAGGATTAGAATACGTTAAAGACATTAGCGAAACTACAAAAGATGACGGTGAAATCACTGAATTCAAAATGAAATACATGGACTTGCGTTTCAGTAGCATTTGTAACATGAAATGTCGTAGTTGCGGGCCTGGTTGCTCTAGTCTATGGGCACAAGAATTTGTAGATCGTATGGGTGTTGACGAGTATGAAAAGTACTTTGGCACTAAAAAGATTGTGATTAACGCCGCAGAAGAAATGGGCTTTATGAACAAACTAAAGCCATATCTAAAAGACGTATTAGAAGTATACTTTGCGGGTGGTGAAATCATCATTACTCCTGAGCATTATGAGTGTCTAGATTATTGGATTGAAAACGGGTTGAACGAACAGATTGAATTAACATACACAACCAATTTCAGTAGCTTGAAGTTCAAAGACAAAGATTTGATTGGCTATTGGAAGCAGTTCCCTAAACTCAAAATTTGGGCTAGCTTAGATGCAGAGGGTGAAGTTGCTGAAGTCATTCGCAAAGGAACTGATTGGGAACGAATCGTGAAAAACATACGCACTTTAAAAGAACAAGTGCCTCACGCTGAGTTCCAAATCACTCCTACTATTAGTATATGGAATGTCTTTGACTTCCCTGACTTCTTTGATTACATGTTAGATGAAGGCTTTATTGATACTAAGAGTAGCCCAAGATTCAATCTAGCAACGAATCCATGGTATGCAAATATTATGATTCTTCCTAAGCATGTTAAGCGTAGATTGACTGAATTGTATCGCATCTATCAGGATCGTTACAAAGACAATCCTGACATTCACAATGGATTCAAGATGATTATCTACAATTTGAACGTGGGTGACGAAAACAAAGGCGGCATCTTAGAATTCAAAAAGTTCAATGACGAATTGAATCAGTTTAGAAAAGAAAAGATTGAAGATATTATCCCAGAACTAAAAGAGGTATATGAATGGGCAGAAAGCTAATTGCAATTGAAGCCCCTGAACCGTATATCGCAGTAACATGGCAAGTTAACAATTATTGTAATTTCAAATGTAGCTATTGCAATCCGGGTAATTGGGGAGGTGAGAATCCTAATGATGGTAACTTAGAAAAGTACATAGAAAACTTGGGAGTTATCATCAACCGCTATAAAGAAGTAGGCTACAAAAACTTTAAATTCTTCTTTAGCGGTGGCGAACCTACAGCATGGAGAAACTTCATTCCCATTTGTGAATGGTTAAAGCAAGAGATTCCTGATTGTACATTAGCAGTTAATACTAATCTAAGTCGCCCATTAGCTTGGTGGCAGAAACATTATCATTTGTTTGATGATATTGTTGCAAGCTTTCACGTTGAATTCAGTAACAAAGAAAAGTACAAAGAGAATAACATTTTCCTATGTGACAAAGTAAATTACCTTTGCACAAAGATGCTAATGCACGAAGAAAGATTCTGGGAGATTGTAGAATACGGTGAGCATTTGAAAACAGTAATGCCTAATTACGTATTAGAATGGACTCCGTTGTACGATGAATTAAGTGTTAACGCAGGTCCTTGGAAGTATAAAGATCCTGAGAAAGAAAAGTTTCTCAATGAACACAATACTGAAATGAACTTTACGGTTCCAAAACCATATAATCCTAGCAAATGCGTAAGCTATAACAGATATGAAGATGATTATGTCTGCCCTACAAACAGTAACGAAATCATTGTAGACAGACAGAATTTCTTTAGTGGATGGCAGTGTAACGTGGGTGATAGCATTTTCATTAACCCAACGGGTATGGTTAGCTTTGCAAGTTGCGGTATGGGCGGAACAGTAGGTCATATCTTAGAAGATATTAGCAATATCGGTCCAAAGAAAATCATTTGCAGAAAAGAACATTGTATTTGTGGAACTGATATTATCATACCAAAGATTCTGAGAAATAAATAAGCGATGCCTGATAAAATAAAAGTAGTTTATAGTTGGATAGGGCCTCGCGGACCTATGATGAATACAGAGTTGCCTAACATACTAAGTATGGCAGCAGTTGCCACTGGTGCAAATACATCAAGCCATAATTTTTGGGCTGATAATATCTGGCATGTTATATTCAATAACAAAGAAGAAGATTATACATTAAGCCCTACCATGATGATTGACGATAGGGATACGTATATATTCCCATTTACGTTAACATGGCGAATTCCTTTTGAAGCGTATTTCTTGCCTAATTCGGGCATTATGGAATTCTCTCACTGCCCTCAGCATATCATTCATCATGTTAGAAATAGCAAAGGTTATTTCTTATTAGACATGAGTGCAGAAACATATGTTAAGGATCAGCAATTAGATTTGATGCATTCTTATTTCAGATACCATAACGGTATTCCTATGAACAAAATCATATATCTAACAGGATGTATGAATGCTCAAGAATTGTATAATGATTATTGCAATAGACGAGGTATTAGTCAAGATGAAAGAATGATACTAATATCTTTCCCTATATCACAGGATGCGTTAGCAATACATTTAGCGTCTAATCCTCCTATACCTGAATATGATGTTAATAAAGTTCCTGAAAAATTGTTCTTAACATGGAATAGACGCTTTAGACCACATCGCACAATGTTAACATTGGGACTAGAAAAGTTAAATCTAGTTGATAGATCCTATGTCAGTATGTGCGATTATGATCCTGAGAATAGGTCTATTAGTTTTAGAAGTACAGTGCGTCCTGACATAATGACATATCTTGATTTGTCAGAAGAAATAGTAAACAGATTCACTTCTAAACTGCCATTGGTATTGGACGGTGAAAAGAATGTCAATCAAATGTGTCAGGATTTTAATAATGCTGCACGTAACTTCTATCAAAATAGCTTAGTAAGTATAATCACTGAAACTAATTTTGACTTGCCTGAATTAAGTTTGACTGAAAAATCATTCAAGCCATTCAAAGAAAAGCACCCGTTTCTTGTTATGGGAGTTCCTGGATGCTTGAAAGCACTACGAGATTTTGGCTTTAAGACATTCAATGAGTTCTGGGACGAGGGCTATGATGAAATAGGAGATCCCTTTATTAGAATGAATGCTATTCTTAGAATCTGCGAAGATATCAGTAGATGGGATGAACATAAGATTCGTGACTTCAGAAGTAAAGTAAAACCAATATTAGATCATAACTATGAAGCTTTGAAAGTAAAATCTAGTTGGATTGTAGCCAAGAGAATTAAAAATATAATCAATGAGAGGTATCCATGAAAAAGATTTTAGTATGCGGTGGCGGCGGATTCATCGGTACACATTTAGTAGAGAAACTAAAAGAGCAGGGTCATTATGTAATCGCTGCCGACCTACATCACCCTTTGTATAGCGAAACAGCCGCAGATGAATTCTATGTAATGGATTTGCGTGAACAAGAGACTGTTCGCAAATTGATTACAAATGATATTGACGAAATTTATCAATTAGCCGCAGACATGGGCGGTGCAGGGTATATCTTTACAGGTGAACACGATGCTGACATTATGCACAATAGCTGTCAGATTAATTTGAATGTGTTAGATGCAATGGTAAAAGCCGGTGTTAAACGAGTATTCTATAGTTCAAGCGCATGTATGTATCCAAGTCATAATCAGGAAGATCCTGATAACCCCTTGTTAGCAGAAGATAGCGCATATCCTGCTAGCCCAGACAGTGAGTATGGATGGGAGAAACTATTCAGTGAACGCTTGTATATGACATACGCAAAGAACTATGGAATCACAGCACGTATCGCACGTTTTCATAATATCTTTGGACCCCGTGGTTCATGGAACAATGGTAAAGAAAAAGCACCTGCTGCATTATGTCGCAAAGTAGCAATGTGTGAAGAAAATGGCGTGATTGATGTATGGGGACCCGGCAATCAAACTCGTAGCTTCTTATTTATTGATGAATGTGTTGAGGGTATGCAAAGAATCATGTCTAGTGACTATGATAAACCCTTGAATCTAGGTAGCACACGTATGATTAGTATCAATCAGCTTGTGTTCTTGATCGGCAAAGTTGTGGGCAAGAATATATCTATTCGTAATGTTGACGGTCCTAGGGGTGTAATGGGACGCAACAGTGACAACAAATTAATCAAAGAGACAATCAATTGGTCTCCTGATGAGAATTTAGAAGCAGGCATTGTAAAGACATATGCTTGGATTGAAGAACAAATAAAACTCAACAAACAGGACGTTGAATGAAAAAATATATAGTTGGTATAGGGTGCTCATGGACTCAAGGTGAAGGTGGATATACTGATGAAGTCTGGAAAGAACACGGTGGTAGAGTACAAGTAAGAGGTCGCAGTGACCACTATTTGCGACAGATGGAACACGAAAACAGTTGGGTGAATGTACTGTGCAGAGACCATTTCCCAGATCACACTCCTATGAATTTGGGTGTCAGAGGTATTGGCAACAGAGCCGCAGTTGGTCAGTTATATTTTGCAGATAAGATTGACTGGAACAATAGTACCGGCGTCATTGTACTAATGTTAAGTGGGTTTGAAAGATTTGATGTACTTCAGCAACATCCATACAGTGATGACGAAGAAGATGATTACTATTCTGACAATAAGTTCCGTCATTACAAGTGGCGTACTGCATGGCCCTTCCCCTCTCAAGACGGTGATAGATTTTGGGATTGCTATGGTAGAGAACTATGGAGTGAACAATTTGTAGCAGGGCACCAAATGTTAGCTTTGTTAGAATTGCAGACTTTTGCCAAAGCACATAACTATAAAGTTGTGGTAGCTAATGCATTCAATCAGCGTACTACTTCTATTCAAGACTATCTTAAAGAGCATACAGGCTCTTTGTGTGATAAATTTGACTGGTCAAATTATGTACACAATACTACCCCCTACGTAGCGTTTGTTCAAAAGCTAGTTGAGCTTGATGGACTAATCAAGCCCGAAGATTGGGGTTCATTTCACGGGTTCTATCACAAGAGGGATTATCCAGCTAAATATCTTACTAACTGCGAAGGGGCACACCCTACACTTGAAGGTTATAAAGTAATCGGAGAAGAGTTAGCTAAGTTTATTAAGTTGCGCGGATATGCCTAAAAAAATAGTAAGTTTCGTCAATCCAAATTTTCAGCAGGGCCCAAAAGAGTTTAATGCATATTATCTCCCATACAGCCCTGCTGTGTTGTGGGCATATGTAGCACAATTTGAGAACATTACTGACGAATATGAGTTGGGCGAATTCATATGGCGCAGAGACTTAATTGAAGAAGCAGTAGCAAGATTAAAAGATCATGCTATTGTAGGTTTCAGTACATACATTTGGAATCGTAGCTACAACAGTGTATTAGCACGTGAGTTAAAGAAAGCAAACCCTGACATTCTTATTCTTGCAGGTGGCCCTGAGTACCCCATTGAGAAGCCAAACTTCTTTAAGAACTACCCATACATTGATATTTGTGCTAAATTAGAAGGCGAAAAATCATTCAAGCAGATCCTTGAACACTTCTTATCAGATAAAGACTATACATCTATTCCCGGCTTGTTAGTAAACGACAACGGTAATACGATTGATACGGGCGATGCTGTACGTATTGACGATTTAGACACAATCCCTAGTCCCTACTTAACTGACGTATTCAAACCTCTCATGGAGAAACATCCTGAGATACGTTGGAATGCCACACTAGAAACAAACAGAGGATGTCCATATGCCTGTACCTTCTGTGACTGGGGTAGTTTAACATATAACAAGGTTAAGAAGTTTAACCTTGAACGTGTGTATGAAGAACTAGAGTGGATAGGCAAGAACAAATGTGACTTTGTTAGTTTGACTGATGCTAACTTTGGCATCTTTCCTGAACGTGATAGCTTGATTGCTGATAAACTAATTGCTGTACAGAAAGAGTATGACAATCCCAAAGCATATACAATTGCATGGGCAAAGAATCAAAAGCGTGAAGTTGTAGAGATTGTACGCAAATTGATTTACGAGGGCGGATCTAAAATGGGTCTTAACTTGAGTGTACAAAGTATGGATGATGATGTATTAGAGATTATCAAGCGCAAGAATCTTGAAATGAACAAGATTCAGGAAGTGTTTGAACTATGTGAAGAATTCAACATCCCGTTATATACAGAATTGATTCTAGGATTACCGGGCGAGACATTAGAATCTTGGAAGCAGAATTTCTATAAGCTGTTCAAAGCAGGTAATCACACGGGTATTACTGTATATCAAGCACAATTGCTTGAGAATGCAGAGATGAACTTATTACAGCGTAAATTGTATCGTTTGGAGGGCCGTATTGTATATGACTACCTAGTTGGTACGTACAACGAACACGAACTTAAAGAGGGAATAGAAGTTATTGTATCTACAAAAGATATGCCCAGAGACGATATGGTTGAAGCGCAAGTATTCAGTTGGTTTATGAATACGTTCCATATCAACGGTATAACTAACTTTATTAGCAGATACTTGTACAAGCAAGGCATTGAATATGAAACGTTCTATGGGAAGTTGTTAGAGCATGTACAACTTGATCCATGGTTTAACTCAGAGATTGAACGAATCAAAGAACATTATAGACGCTGGACTGATAAAGGATTGATTGACCACGACCCTATTCAGGGTATGGAAATACATGGGTGGAACCTAATACATTCTACAATGATTAACTTACACGGTCAAGGTAAACACGGACATGTGTTTGAAGTAGTAGAAGAATTCATGCGTGATAACTTTGAACTAGACGAATCTATTCTGCAAGAATTACTAACTATACAAAAGACGTTTGTAGTTAACCATACTAGAATCAGTGAGTACCCCTTAACTGTAGAATCTAACTATGACATATTGGGGTACATACAGCACGACAGTGACGTTAATACTCCTAGTAAATATGAGTTTGACTTCCCCGAAGATAAGACTATGGGCTTGCAAAGATTCTGCGAACAAATATTCTTTGCACGTAGACGTAACTTTGGCAAAGCTTGGATAACTAAACAATGAATATAGATTTTTCAAAATACAAACGATTCTTTGCATTCGGGTGTAGTTTCACTAGCTATATTTGGCCAACATGGGCTGACATTGTAAGTAAAGAAATGCCTAATGCAGAGTTCTATAATTTTGGAAAGACTGGCTCAGGTAACTTGGCAATTTCTGCTAGAGTAGCAGAAGCTAACAACCGATTCAAGTTCACTGATACAGATTTAGTTATGGTTATGTTCTCTACATATTGCAGAGAAGATAGATGGGTAGAATATGAATGGATGACTAAAGGTGATGTGTTCATTAATAACGTCTATTCAAAAGAATGGCTTATGAAGTTTGCTGACGAACGTGGATATATGATACGTGATGCTGCATTGATTGACCTTACCGTGAGATATCTAGATGCATTGCCATCAACTACCTATGCAATGTTGAGTGTACCTTTTGTTACAGGCTCTGACTCCCCGAATTCAGATAGTAGCGTCCCTAACGATATCAAAGATGTATACATTGATACTTTTAATAAGTTCAAGCCATCTATGTTTGAGTTAGAACTACATGGTTGGGACACTGACTATAAGAAGTTTCGTGATGGTCACCCATCTCCTATAAAATACTATAACTATATGGAAAAGATAGGGTTTATGTTTTCGGACAAGACTAAACAGTATGCATTGGACTCAACTAAAATATTAATGGAAGAAGAATCAAGGGCATTGGTTCAAGCAAGATTTCCAGAACAAGATGCCAATTCAACCAAATCGCAAGATTTATTGTTCTAATCGGATATATCTAAATATTAGACTGTTGCGTTACTCACTTAAATAACGTATAATACTATAAAGTTAAGGAGTGTATTTTTGGATTTCAATTTAAAGTCGTTGGCTGCTGATAAAGCGGCTCCTAAAGAAAGACCCACTGAAGATGTAGCAGATGCACGCCATCGCAGTATGATGGAAGCCATTGCTCCTTATGCCAAAAAGACAATTCAAAAGAATCTTACTCCGGTTTATGTAGATTACAAGACCCGTAAGACTAAGCTTGCATTAGTTTTGTGCCCTGAATGGAGTCCATATATGCCGCCCTTTAGTCTTGCAAGACTAAGCGGTGTTGCTAAGAGTGCGGGCTATGAAACACACATTATGGATTTGAATGTCAAGGCATACAATACATATCGTGATGATTGGCAACCTAATAACAAACTACCTTTTAGACTATGGGATCCTAGTTCTAGTTGGCATTGGCTAGGTGAAACATATCTTAACGACATTCATCCTGTACTAGAGCCTATCTTAACAGAAGCTATAGACAAGTTAGTTGAAATGAAGCCTGATGTTATTGGTTTCAGTGTCTATTATATCAGCGAAGAACCAACTAAGTGGATGTGTCGTGAACTAAAGCGTAGAATGCCTGATGTAAAAATCGCAGTAGGCGGCCCTAACGTACACAAAAGTTGGTTCAAGATTGAGCCTTACTATGATTATGTGGTAGTGGGTGAGGGTGAACAGAACTTGTTAGTGTTACTTGATGATGTTGAGCAAGGTAACAAGCGTGATATCCCGTTGATTTTAAATCAACCTGAAGATGAACGTATCAACATCAATGGATTACCGATGCCAGACTATGAATCCATTGACTTCAATCAGTACGAACTACCTAATGGCGTCAACAGTGAAATTAGCAGAGGCTGTACAGCTAAATGCACATTCTGTGAAGAAACACACTTTTGGAAGTATCGTCAACGTCAAGCAGTTGACTTGATTACAGAAGTTGAATGGCTTTACTACAACAAAGGCACTGATGTTATCTGGTTCATTGACAGTCTTATCAACGGTAACCCTAAAGAACTACGTGCATTTGCAGTAGCACTAAAAGAAAAAGATTTGAAAGTACGTTGGACTGGTTACGCACGTTGCGATGGTCGTATGGATCTAGAGTATCTACAAGATTTAGCTGACGGTGGCTGTATCATGTTCAACTTTGGTTGTGAGTCCGGAAGTCAAAAAGTATTAGATGACATGGCTAAGGGCGTTACAATCAAAGAGATGGAACAGAACTTTATTGATTGTAAGAAAGTAGGCATATGGTGTGCGACTAACTGGATCGTAGGGTTTCCCACAGAAGACTTCCAAGACTATTCTGACACAATGACATTCATTTGGCGTATGCGTAACAACAATATGAACAATGCAGGTCTAGGTGTAGGATATGGTCTAGGTCCTGAAACAATTGTTGGTCAGAATCCGCACAAGTTTAACATCAGTTGGCACAAATATATGAATCATTGGATCTCTAATGATTTTACTAAGGGTGGCACACACGTTATGATTCGTGTGAAGACATTCCATATGTTCTTAGACTTCTTCAAAGGATGTACAGAAGTACCGGTTGGATACCCTGTACGTTTCGCACTAGAAAAAGAACACTACAAGATTACACTTGATAACCCTGATACGGTTAGAGAGATTGAATATGAAAAGTTTGACTATAACATTATTAAACTAAACATCAATCCATTTGCAAACACACTTGTCAATGAAATGTGGCCTTTCTTTAGAATGTTGTGGAAAACTCGCGGTGGATATGAAGCAGAAGTTCTATACAATCCTGAAATAGACTTGAAAGAGTTTGGTAGTCAATTTGGTCCCGGCATGTTCAACGCTGTGTACAAGTTTAAGATTACTGATGATGGTAAATGGACTGCTGACTTTGATATGAAGTTTAATCAGAATGTAGAGAACCCATATGATGACCGTGAACCTCCTCCAGCAGGTCGTAAAGGTCCGTTCTATGCACAAGACTATTCTCGTCTACAATCTAACACAAGCAAACGTGCTAGAAAACTAGCTAAACCAAATTGGGACGAAGAAGAAGGACGTAGTGGTCAAGACTTTACTGATTTGTTAAACGAAGAAGCACACTTGAATGCAAATATTGATTTCTCTTTTGAATACCATTATGTAGGGGAAGGTGATTGGGGCAACGTAAGTGACTATACTGTAGAAGTTTCAAATACAACCAATGTTGCACTACCAGAAAAAGAAACTATGCAGTTCAATGTTCCGTTGACTACGATTAAAAGAAAACGTCCTGCATTCCCTATATAAGAAAGTAAGTATGAAAAAGATAATGTTAATTGCAGGTTGCAGCCACACAGCAGGATCAGAGATTAATGGCACTGAAGATAGTAAGTATAATCGCCAACACTCGTATGGAAATCAACTTGCATATAAGTTAGGATACGAACCTATTAATTTTGCTGAGCCTGGCTCAACTAACCCTACTATTGCTAGAAGTGTACTAGAATGGTTCAAGACCAATTACAAACCAGAAGAAATGAAGGTCTTTGTTCTTATTGGTTGGACTGAATCTACACGAATGGAAGTACCGTTTCATAGAACATCATGGTATGATTTCCATAACTCATCGCATGACTGGTTTTCTGAATCGGGCAGAGACTATCTACGAATCAATATGGGTTGGGAAGGAATTGACCCTGAAGAAAGAGAGCTAATTCCCTCTTACCATAGATTTATGGCAAACAACACTCAGTATTTGGAGATAGTCAGTGCCAATGCAGTATTGCAGTTGCAGTATTTTTTGAAGATGCACCAAGTAGACTATACCATGTGTAACGCTATGCACATGTTCACATCTGACAAACACTTGGATTTCTATACTAGCTTAATAGATACCACTAAATATATGCACATGGACGACAATGACCTATCCTTCTATACTAGGTATAAGAATGAAGGGTACACAAATCCTAAAGCTAAGTACTGGCATCACGATGAAGTTCCTCATCGCTTGTACGCCGAAGAGTTGTTCAAGTTCATAGGAGAAAACAAATGTTTATCGTGAGATTTTTCAAATATCTAGTACGTGAATACAAGTACCGTAAGCGCATTAAAGAACTACGTAAAAGAGATCCGTTTATTTACAAATGAATTATATCGGTATAAGTGCAGGCTTCCATGATGCAGCAGTGTCAGTAATTGACACGGATGGTAATATAGTCTTTGCTGGTCACAGTGAACGTTATAGTAAGATAAAGCACGACAAGAATCTGTGCCCTGAAATCATAAAAGATGCGTTAACACACATTCCATATTACGGTGACTTTGAAGTTCACTACTATGAACGTCCTTGGTTGAAAACACTACGTCAACTACGCACAGGTGAACCTCGTACTAGTATGTTTGTTAAGGACGTTATAGGTAAAGACATTCATAAATTACTACTTAACAAGAAAATACATACACACAACCATCACTTGAGTCATGTAGCCGCAGGCTTTCAAACAAGCCCCTACAATGATGCTACTGTAGTAGTTATTGACGCTATCGGAGAGTTTGATACTATCAGTATTTGGCATGCAGAGTATGATAAAAACGGCAAAGCAAAGTATAAGAAACTATGGGGTAGAAAATATCCTGATAGTATTGGATTGTTCTATTCAGCTATGACTGAAAGAGTAGGATTGCGCCCACTGGACGAAGAATACATATTGATGGGCATGGCTGCATATGGAGAACCTAAGCACGTTAAAGAAATGCTATCATTGATTAACGATGCAGTCAACATTGACTTTAAAGAAAATCTTCATATCGGAGTAGATAAAGATTTCATTTCTGATGGCAATGAAATGGACATCGCTAGTTCAGCACAACATATAGCTGAATGGTTAATTAAAATGGTCATGGCTAAAGCAAGAGAAGTCGGATCAAGCAAGAACCTTGTATACGGCGGTGGCGTTGCACTTAATTGTTTAGCAAACAGACTCTTAGGAGACTATTATGAGAATATTTGGATTATGCCTAATCCTGGCGATGCTGGTTCTAGCTTGGGCGCTGCCTGTCTCGGCTATGGTAAACGTGTTAACTGGGATAATAGCTTTATTGGTCATTGTATTGAAGGCAGCTATCCCACTAATGTTATTCTTGACCATTTGCTTAGTGATAGGATTGTTGGGGTTGCTAGCGGTAAAGCTGAGTTCGGCCCAAGAGCCCTTGGAAACAGAAGCCTACTCGCCGACCCAAGAGGACCAGAAATAAAGGATAAAGTAAATGACATTAAACGCAGACAGAAATTTAGACCCTTTGCTCCTGTCATTTTGGAGGAGCATGTTGATGACTATTTTGATATGCCTCGTGGCTTCAGTAACAGTAGGTATATGCAAGTCATCGCTCGTTGCAGGCATCCTGACTTATTTCCTGCTATCGTTCATCATGACGGGACTAGTCGTGTTCAGACAGTTCCGAAAGATGGATCAGGAATCAGAGAACTCCTTGAAAAGTGGTACGTATTAACCGGCTGTCCTATGCTATTGAATACATCACTGAATATACGAGGTGAACCTATGGTCAATGACCGAGGTGATGCTGACAGATTTGAAAAACTTTACAATGTAAAAGTCATTTCATAAGTAGATGTATGTTAAGAGATGTATTTTACTACGGACAAAAACCCAACGCCCACCCAAGAGAGAAATTTGCACAAGATTTAGATGACGCAAGAAGACAATCCACTACTGAACATTTTTGGATTATAAACGAATTCTGCGACTACATCAAATTTGACTGGGATTTTGATTTTGAATTCTTGCACGATGATGATGTGTGGGCAGAGAATCACAACAACGTTTGGCCTAGTAAGTATCAAAAAGATTCTGGCACATGGTTATGTGCTAAAGAATTCAGTGCAATAATAATCTATCGCAATGACGTAGATCCTGTTCCTAGAAAAACAGTATCACATAAGCATTGGCAAATACTATCTCCCATTGATGAAACTAAATTTGACTTTGGATGGCATCCCGATCCAACGGATCCTCCCTACATATATGTGTGGGGCAATCAATGGTATCCCGGCACAATAATGCCTACAGTAGAGTACCACGTTGATGGCGCGACACAAAGAAAATACGTTGAATCTAGTTTAGCTATCTTAGTAGAGCAGCCGAACAACTTTGAAGTGTTTGAAGATATTGAACATTTTGACTATAGTTGGGTTCCTAATCCAACTAGCCCTCCGTATATCTATGCGTGGGGCAACCAATGGAATGATCCCGAAGATAAAATCTCTGTTCAGTATGTAGTAGAAAGTGCGACTGAATATAAGTTCATGCACAATAATACAATGCGTAAGCCATGCATGGACAACTGGGAAGTTCCTACTGACGTTGATGTTAGTAATTTTGACTTTAGTTGGGAGCCTAGTCCTGCAGAGCCACCATTCATATATCAGTTCGGCACACAATGGCAAAAGACAGGCGGACCTCGTTATCTAGTTGAAGGTGCAACTGAAATCAAGTATATTGATGTGTTAAAGGCTAAAGCATTACCTTCTACTGAGAATTGGACGTTACCTTCTAACATTGACTTAGATAACTTTGACTTTAGTTGGCATCCAGACGCTACTAGTCCGCCGTATATCTATTATTTTGCAACTCAATGGGCATTGAGTGGTGGCCCGGTGTATACAGTTCCGGGAGCAACTGAAGTAAAGTATGTAGAAGATATACAAGCAAAGGCGTTGCCGGACAAGACAAACTGGGAAGTTCCTGCATTCATTGATAGTGATAGTTTTGACTTTAGTTGGCATCCATATGTAGAAGACGAACCGTACATATATCAATTTGGTACACAACATCAAAAGACAGGTGGACCAAAGTATATTACGCCAGGCTGTCATAAAAATAGTCCTGTTAAGTACATTGACACACGTATCTTAAAGGCAAAACGTCTTCCTTCTAAGCAAGGCTTTACACATGTAAATGGCTTAACCATTGAAGATTTTGATTATTCATGGCACCCTGATACAACAGAAGAACCTTATATCTACAAGTTCGGTAGTCAATGGTATCCTGCAGAGATACTTCCTGCAATTGAATATGCAGTACCGGGCGCAACACAAATAAAGTATGTAACAGATATTATTGCTACATTAGCACCTAGTAAGGAAAATTGGGAAGTCCCTGAAAATATTGCACAGTATGAATTTGATTTTAGTTGGGTGCCTAACCCACATGATCCTCCATTCATCTATCAGTTTGCCACTCAGTGGCAAAAGACAGGTGGCCCTCGCTACATTGTAGCGGGAGCAACGGATGTAAAGTACATGGACAACATTAAGGCTCGTAGGTTGCCTTCCGATCAGTATTGGGAAATGCCTGCCAAAGTTAACATAGCAAAGTTTGATACTAGCTGGCACCCTGATGCTACTGAAAGTGCGTATATCTATCAGTTCGGTACACAGTGGGTGTTAACTGGCGGTCCAAGATACGTAGTGCCCGGCGCGACAGAAGTTAAATTTGTTGAGGAAAATCTTGCGATAGCAGGTCCTGATATGACTCATTGGGTCACGCCTTCTGATATAGATAGTAAATCATTTGACTATTCTTGGCACCCGCACCCCGATGACCCTCCTTTCGTCTATCAGTTTGCTACTCAGTGGCAAAAGACAGGTGGACCAAAGTATATTGCAGATGGTGCCACTGAAGGTGTTACTGCTGTAAAATACATTGACGGTCGTATTTTAAAATCTAAGCGTATGCCTAGCAGGAACAATTGGGTTATTGACAATGAAATTGATGTTAGTAACTTTGACTTTAGTTGGCATCCTGATGCAAACAGTCCTCCCTACATCTATCAGTTCGGTACGTTGAGTAACGATAAAGACGGTCCTCGTTACGAAACACCTGATAACAACGGAGAGATAGTTTACTTAGAAAGAACAAAATTAAAAGATGATGAAATTGTGTTGCCTCACTATTTCATTGAAACTACATTAGAAGCACTAGCTGAGAAACACCCTAACGAAGTATTCTGGGCGTTAAACCCTGACATTGATTATTCTGCTTTTGACTTTAACTGGCGCCCGCATATTGAACAAGCTAAGTATGTTCATGCATTCGGATCAGAAGAAAACATCAACACACAAACTTACTTTGTGTCGGGTCCCATGTGGCATCAAGGCAACAGAGAAATTAACTATGTTGAAAAGAAAGTAGACTTCAAATATGTGATTGACATGTTCTTTGTGGACAGGGGCAACAATGAATCTACTAAGAGATTTGAAAGATTAAAACAACAGTTTGGTAACAGGATTCAAAAAACTCGCTATCTAAACAGTTGGGTTGATACGATTAATCGCTGTATCAATCGCTCTTCCTCAAATCTATGCTGGATACTGAACAGTGAGTTAGACTATTCTAATTTCAACTTTGATTATTACCCCAATCCATGGCAGATGAAGATGGTTCATGTGTTCGGCACACAATGGAGTCATTGGGGAACTACGTTCATGGTCAATCGTGAAACATTCTCTACTGATACCAAATACGTAAAGATTATTGAACATCTTCCTAATCTAAACTTTGTAAAGGACAGAACTGCAATTGCTACAAACTGTTTATATGATGTTCATCTAGTAGATCATGGTAATAGAAGTGTTACTAAGGTCCTTAGAACAATTCAAAGTCGTGTAGGAGATAAGCCGGTTACACTAGTCAAGTATCAAGACAGCTACTTTGAAACATTCAAAGAATTATTAAACATACTTCCTGAAAAGAAAGAACATTACATTTGGATATGTTCTAGTGTTTGTGACTACAATCAATTTGATTTTAGTTATATCTGCGATCCTTATGCTAAGGAACAGTTACATGTATTCCCTAGCGATAGACAGAAGTTCGGTGACACATTCTTAGTTAACGTTAACAAGTTGCGTGAACTAATCACGGACATGTCTAAACTAGAAGAATACACTAAGATAAATTACAATCAACATCAACGTGTTGCTAGACTACCTGCTCCTTCTATTATCACTGAAGGAGATACTCATGTGTCTAGTATCAATACTGACTTTGACTTCCCGTATGCAATCTTTACAGCAAACGACAACACTAACAACGGTGTGATTGATACAGAACCAATGTCATTGTGGTCAACAGAACACAAAAACATTATTGTTACTACTGCGGGTGCAACTAGAATTATTGTACCAAAAGAAGCTAAACAACATATCAAGCGTGAACTGTATGATTATCCATATATCAAGACTAATAGTAAGTTGGGCAAGTCTACACCAATGGACATCGTGTTTTTGAGTAATGGCGAAACAGGAGCTGATGCAAATTATGAACATTTGCTTAGAGTTACACATGGCTTGCCAAATCGTGTTGTAAGAGTTGACGGTGTAAACGGTCGTGTGCAGGCATATCACGCTGCTGCGGAAGCAAGTAACACTCCTTGGATGTTCACAGTGTTTGCTAAGTTGAAAGTCAGTAACAAGTTTGATTGGAACTGGCAACCTGATAGAATGCAATTGCCTAAGCATTATGTATTCCACGCTAAGAATCCTGTAAATGGCTTAGTATATGGTCACCAGGCTATGATTGCGTACAACAAGAAGATCACACTAAAGAACAATGGTAAGGGTCTTGACTTTACTATGGATGACGAACATGAGATTGTTCCTATACTTTCAGGTGTTGCAAACTTCAATACTGATATTTGGTCAACATGGCGTACAGCATTCCGTGAAGTTGTTAAGTTAAAATCTGACACAACTGACGAAAGCAAAGAACGTTTAGAAGCATGGATGACAAAAGCTACAGGTGATTACAGTGAATGGTGCTTACGAGGCGCACAGGACGCAAGTGAATACTTTGACAGTGTAGGTGGAGACTTCTTTGAATTGCGTGACAGTTATGAATGGGCTTGGTTAAGGAATCGCTTTGATACATTATATCCGGATAACAAATGAGTGTAGATGCATATATTTGTGGTTGTAGTTTTTCTACTGGATATTATAGCACAAAAACAAAACCATGGCAATATACATTCAATGATCCGTATGTTGAAATACATTGTAGACGAAACAATTTAACGTATACTAATTTAGCTTTTTTAGGAGCTTCTAATTATGCTATAATTAAACAGGTGATGTATGCTATATCTCAAAAGCCTAAGGTTATATATGTAAACTTGACGACTATATTCAGGTTTGACTTTACTAAACCAGAAGATAGATTAACATCTAGGCCTACACTAGCTGATATAATTTATACGCACGGGATGAAACACCCTATTTCCTCCGAGAGGCAACCTAAGATTTTGTCAATGCCTTTTTTCACAATAGAGGCTATGTTAAAGGACCGTGTTTTCAACGAATATGTAATTACATATGTAGATCCATATGTACAAGCTGATTATAACAGGTTGATGCTGTTGGGAATGTTTTCAATTCTAGAAAGATCAGGGATTCCCCACTATATCGTAAATTTTAGTCCCGACTTCACAGTAGGGTTTTCTAAAGCTATGCTTCATCACGATTGGAATGATATGGTTGAAAAGTTTCCAATAGAGACAGATCCCAACCATTTTAATCAAGATGGGCATAACGTTTTGGCTGGCATATTGGATAGACATGTTTCCAATATGCGATGAATAAATACTGTATGCGAATCAACGACCTAACAGAATCCAGCGGCTATAGCCTCAGAGGTAGCTTTACTAGTGACTTACTAACTAGTAAAGTTTGGCTATTAGATGAACTATCAAAGATATCAGATACTTTTAGCACTATCTATGTGTTGGGTTCTTGGTATGGAAACACTGCTATATTGATAGAATTATTAAACAATATCCACTACGATACACTTATTAATGTAGAAGCAGACAAGAAGTTTTTAAGTGGTAGCAAAAAGATATTAGATAGATTGGGTGCTGATAATGTTCAGTATATGTTAGCAGATGCCAATACATTAGATTATCGTCAGTTGGGTGACAATGGTGTTGTTATAAACACAAGTCTAACTGACATGAAGGGTACAGATTGGTTTGAGAACATACCCAATGGTACATTAGTAGTTATGCAAGCAAGAGACAATGATCCGGGCGAGAAGTTTACTAGCCCAAAAGATATTGTCAAGAAATTCCCCGTTCGTGTATTATATCAAGGGTCAAAGCATTTACAAGATCCTGAGACCAAGTATAACAGATTTATGGTGATAGGAGTCAAATAATGTACGACCCGAATGATGACAACATGATACATTTTGCCGTGGGAATGGTAATCTGTGCTCTTGTGTTTGCACTGGTATTGATGTAAAATATAAGTTATTGCTGTATGAAGCAAAGAGAAAAGTGTTCTGGACGCGGGTTCGACTAAGCCTGTTTTACCATGAAACCACCATGTGTCTTATTGCCTCGCAATGACGCATTGGCAAAAGCGTTAGCA